TAGAAGACCAAGAACTAGCAAGGATACTATACTTTGGATAAGACAATAATAATCGAAATACACAAAGATGTAGTAATAGTAATAATAACTAGTTGTAATAGTTATGATTCTGGTGCTTTGAGGTGTGAGCAAATTATACAGTTAGACCCTAAAAGTGAGGAAGCCGAGATGTGGAGGCTACTGCATGGCTAAGTTTAAGAGTGGTGATATTATTTATATTAGTTGGGATTCTAGTAATTATTTAGTTAGGATTATAGGTAGTGGTATTACTACTGAAAATGCTTGGTTTTCAACAGAGGAAACGTATTGTCTAAGTTCTATGGTTGGTAGAACTGCAGATATTGATTGTCATTTTATAGATAGTTATGGAATCTATGTAGGAAAAGATAAGGAGTGGGCTGAAATTCTTTATGGAAATTAAAGAGTTAAAGATAGGTAGGGTTTATAAGGACGAATTGGGAATAGTTATGATATATAGAAAATTTAATAAAAGAGGTGCTTTTCCTTATGAATTTATTACTATTAAAAGTAAAAGTGATATAGGGATGTGCTCAAAGGCCATTGGGAAGTTGAAGGAGGTTTCCACATGGGCACAAATACTTTACGGACGAGAATACAATACCCCTTAATTTCCATTTATTGGCCCTGTGCCGGCCTCTGGGCTTGCGAAGCAGGCCTAGGGCTTCGCAGTTAGTTCAGAAGCTATCCTGGGCGATTTTTTTTAAAGCTTGACATTTAAATATAAATAGTGTATACTTATAGTATGAATTGGTTTAGAGACGGCAATTACATTCGTTTAGATTCGACGCTGACTTTGTCCTCGTGGGCAATTGTTGAAGTAGTAGGCACAGAAACTTATAGTTTTGAGCCAGAATGGGCAATTAATCCTTATTTTAAGGCTAAAATACTCGTAAATAAAGGATTTTTTATAGAAAATGATATTGCAGATGATAGGTTAGCATTCCTAAGTTTTGATAATTTAAGTAACCACAGTGAAATTGATGTGTTAAGTAAAGACAAAAGGGATTGGACAAAATTACTGTATGACTAAATTTAAACCAGGCGATTATGTTGAGGTTGTGTCAGAAAAACATAAATTTCATGTAATATTAAAGCTACTTAACTATAGTACTAATAAATATGATAGTTTTTATACTAAAATTGTGTATTGTCCCAGAGAATTAGACTATGAACATGTTAATATTTCTACTGACATGCTGTATTCCAAAGGTTATTTCAACGACCATAGTGTAAAAAAGCTAACAAAAACAGAGTTTTGGGACATTTTATATGGCTAATAGACCTTATATAGTTGGAGATTTAGTGCATATTAGGACTCCAAGCGAGGAAGCTATAGTAAAAGTGTGTAAAGTATTGATTAGAAGAAAGAATTTAGACCCTGACGGATATGAAGTAGTGCTTTTATTCCACCGAAAAGTAAAGAACGGAAAACCTATAGATCAATTAAGTGATTTAGAAACAGGAATTCGTATAGATCTTAGTTATAATTTTCTTTCAAAATTTTCAGAAATTAGTACAGATGAATGGTGGGAAATTCTCTACAAAGAATAAAATCCAATCTTTTTATAAAAAAATCAATAAAAATTAGTAGAAAAAAGTTGACTTAGGATATACATAATATATTATGAGGGTTTTTTGTCAAGTGGGGGCGAACGATGACTACTAAATATAAAGATTTAAAGAGCCTCAAACAAGATATAGAATTTGAGGTGCTTTTTTACGAAACAGTGGCAAAAACTCGGAAAATACAGGTAGTTGCCTTGCCTGATGCTGATGGAGACTACGCAACACCACAAGAACTTAATATTATTAAAAAACAGTGTGTTAGAAAGAAGTTAAAACTTCTGTACAGAATCTCTCACGGGCAACTAGCGACAGTATTTGATCCGAATACAATGTTAACGGGCATTATGCCTGAAGACAGTATTCACGGTTTCGTTTGTTAGATTGACAATAATTCCTACCCTACTACAAAGGATTTATGTAGTTTCTCTAGCAAGTTTCCTATGGATATCTTAATTATTTCAATTTCGGGATAGGAAAATTAAGATATTTATACGGCGTCCCGATCAATTATTAGAAGAAGCTGTAAGGCTTAAACTAATAATGGTTATACTTTTCCCTAAAAGTACCCTCTGAAGGGAGGCTCCTCGACCCATTTTGGAGCCTCCCTTTTCTTTTTCTTACGAGGAGATTTATGAAGAATTTGGCTGATAAAAGCTATAAATACGGAATAAAAGAAAATCAAAGGATAGTTTATAAATGTAAAGATTGCGGCTGGCAGACATCTATACTAGCTTCATGGGCTGATTTAAAGCCTAAAAAGTGTATGGGCAAAAAGTGCAAAACAAGTTTTTTACAAAGTCCAGATAAACTTTTAGTAGAGAAACCAGTAGCATCTAAACCTGTTGAAATTGAAGAGAAATGCGAAGAGTGTGACGACGACTGTCCAGAAGAATGTTCCGAAAAATGCGAATCTAAAAAGAAATCTAAAAAAAATAAGAAAAAGTAATGTCTGATAAAGATTCCACTAAAACCAAAGTTAATAAAGAAGCTTCTAAGAATGCTGTTATTAAATTAGAAGCACGTAGAGCAGTAAAACAGCTTAGTGGGAACGCAGAATGGGATTTAGTCCAAGAAACTCTACAAGAAATCATAGCGTCGCACACCATAGCTAATCCAGAAGTCCTACCCAGAGTACCGCAGCTAATAAGAGAATTAGAGCTTGAAATAAAGAAAAGATACAAATTAGAAGAAGAACTACAAAAATTACTGCTAGAAAGCATACCTAAAGTAGCTTCTATTAGAGCATGGATGAAAAAAGATGGATGGGGAGAAGCCATTTGGAAAAAGATTCAGGAAACTGGACTTTTTACTCATGAGAATAGAATGGAAATGATTAATGCTTTGCATAAAAGAGGAGTAGAAAGAGATACTTCTGCTGCAAAGATTTGGCTCACTCTTAGTGGAGATTATACTGATAAAGTCGATTTCACAGACGGAACCCTTGAGAAGTTTAGAGAAATAAACAAGGTTTTACATGGAAAAGATGAAGACGAATAATACAGAAGGTAAACCACTAAGAATACACGACCTAAATATACGAGAATTAGCTAATTATCTTAATGAAAAAAATATAAGAACAACTCAAGGTAAAACAATACAACCTCTTCATGATGCTCACATAGATATACTCAATGATGATGCTAGATTCAAGGTTTTAGCTTGTGGTCGACGTTTTGGTAAATGCGGATGTATAGATGAGGAGTTAATTTTAGCTGATGGGTCAGTAGAAACTTATGGGAATCTAATAGGAAAAGAATTTTATGTTAATTCAGTTGATGAAAATTTTAAATTAATTAGAACTAAAGCAACTTGTGTAGATAACAACATAAAACCTGTATATAAGGTAAAAACTAAGTATGGATTGGAATTATTACGAACTGCTAATCATCCACTATTTACTTCTTTTGGGTGGAAATCCATAGAAGAGTTAAAATCTGGAATGAGAGTTCTGGTTCCTAATCAACTCCCACATAGGGGCAAAGACAGGAAAAACTCAAAATATATAGAACTTTTAGGACTTTTATTAGGCGATGGGTGTCTAACTCAAAAGTATTACTCATTTTCCGTAGCTAATCCAATTATAGAAAAAAGATTTATAGAATTACTTGATGGAACTTATAGAATAACTCAGCAAGAAAATAATAAAGCAAAAGATTATCATCTACATATAAATAATTCTATATATCAGGTTATTGAAGATACTGGACTAGCCGGTACAAGTTCTCATACAAAATTTATACCTAATTATATTTATACTGCGCCAAATGACCAAATAGCACTATTTTTAAATAGACTGTTTGCTACAGACGGTTGGGTTTCTAATAACGAAATAGGATATTGCTCTGTTTCTTTTAAATTGACTCAAGGAGTTAAAAGATTACTAGCTAGATTGGGAATTGTCAGTAATTTTGAAACTAAAATCCTAAAATTAGGACGTTGGAGAGGTAATGTAGCTTACCAGTTAAAAATACATAATTATTTAGAAATAAGAAAATTTGTAGAATTAGTAGGTATACTAGGTAAAGAAGATAAATTTGATGAAGTTTTAACTCATACTAAAGGTAGTTTTAATTCTCAACTTAATACTATACCTAAAGAATTTTGTTATGAGTTTGCAAATAAACTAAAGAGTTTAATTTCTTATCGAGAACAAGAGAAAACTTTAGTAGGTAGAGTAAGGCCTGATCGAGCGGCTGGTCGGAATAAACTTTTATTTTATTGTGATAAATTTCCTGAGCAATTTAAAGAAGAACGAAAAATTATAAATATTCCTGGATATTGGGATGAAATAGTTTCTATTGAGTTTGTTGGAGAAAAAGCAACTGCTGGGTTATCTGTTCCTATATATCATAATTACATAAGTGATTGTTTAGAACATAATACTTTTTTAGTTGTGTTGGCAGCTCTAGCCGTATTGATGCAAATGAATAGGCGAGTATGGATAGTTGCTCCTGACTACGGACTATGCGAAAAGGTATTTAGAGAACTTTATAGTATATTAGTAACTCAGCTAAGGATAATTAAACCAGGAAAACCTGGAGGCGGAAGAGCTAGGAACCAAAAAGGTGATTATTATTTAGAAACACCTTGGGGTTCAGTTTTAGAAGCCAAATCTATGGAGAACCCAGATTCGTTAGCTGGAGAAGCAAATGATTTAGTAATTGTTGATGAAGCTGCTCTTGAGCCTAAGTTAGACGACATATGGACTCAAATGCTTCAGCCAACACTGATGGATAAAGAAGGTAGTGCAATTTTTATTAGTACTCCTCGTGGTAAAAACACTTTTTATAAATTATTTTTATTTGGACAACTTGGTAAATCTCAAAGAAGTGGCAGCGAACAAATAATTTTTAATGAAGAAACAGGAACTACTAACGATAGTAGGGAATGGAGTTCTTTTCAAAAAACTAGTTACGATAATCCACTATTAGCTTCTAGTCCAGACAAATCAAAGGAAGAAATTGATTCTGCTTATAGAAGAGCAGTATTATCTGGTAAAGCTCAAAAGTTTAAGCAAGAATATTTAGCTGATTTCGAATCAATTGCTGATTCTTGTTTTCCTGGATTTATAGAAAAGAAAACAGATCTTAATTTATATCCAAATGTAATAGATTATATTTGGCACCCAGACAACGGGCCAGTGTACGCAGCATGTGATCATAACTTTGCTAGACCAGCATCTACAATATTTGCACAAATAAACTCAAATGAAGATATTATCATTTTTGATGAGAGATTCACACAAACTACAACATCATATATGCAAGCTCAGCAGATAGCAGATAAAGAGGGAGAATTAAGTAGGACAGCTCTTAAAATTTGGCAAGATCAATGCCAGGAAATGAAATATAGGCATCACATAAAATTTACAGAAATTGTGGCTGATATTTCAGGAAAACAGAGGCAGTTAAATGGAAGAGCTGCTTGGGACGATTTTAAGGAAGTTTTAAATAGAAGTCCTGTGGGTCTTAAACAAGACAGAGAAACAGGTGGAAATATGATTAGATTGTGGATGCAGTTTCCACAATTTGATGAAAGAGGTAAACCGAAATTAAACTCTGATGGCGAACAAGAAACTTTACCTAAGTTTTTTGTTTCTAAGAATTGCGTTAATACTATCTATGCCTTAAGTTCTGCTAGATTCAAAAGAACAAAAAATGGCGGACTTAAAGAAGATTACGAAGAAACACCAGAGGGATATGAAGGTTTAATTGATGCTATTAGATATTTAATGGTTTACATATTTCACGACAGAAATCAATTTTTTGCAACATTTAAAGGGTTTTAATATGGCGTTTACAAGAGAACAGTTGGCTAAAAAGACACAAAAAGTCAGCGTAGGTAGTCAGTTTTCTACTGAAGTATTAGATGCTGTTACTACAGAGCAAATAATAAGTCTAGGCTCGTCGGCTTCAAAAGTATCTTTTCAGTCCAACGACACTTTAGCTGGTAACGTTGAATTTTCTATAAACGGAGTAGATTGGAAAGATTCTACTGCGTTTGCAGCTAACGCACTAACTAGCTATAGCTCGCATAATGTTTTGGCGATTAAAGTAACTAGAACTAGTGGTTCTGGAAAATTATCTATTGCTACAAGATAATGAAACAAATTATTAAACGAAAAAGTAGGATGTTTTGTATCGACAAGACACAGTTAAAACCAGAGGCTAGGACAACTGAAGTATATAATGGTCTGTATGCGGCTTTGTATGAGGAATTCAAAGGAGCCAATGAAAGCCCAAAATATAAAAGGATGACACCTCTGGAAAGACTTAATAGCTTAAACGTTTTTGCTATTAATTGGTTAATTGAAAGGGGACTAGAATAATGTCCGACTTAAAACACAAAGGTATTTCCCAAAAGTCTCAAGGAGATCAAGCGAAGCCTAAATCTGCATCAGATGCTCGACAGCAACACATGCCAAGAACATTAAATAGAGGAGCAGGTTCTGAATTTGCAGATGCGGTTCGCTCAATAATGGAAGATGCCAAAAGTTTGAGAGGTAGTCAGACTGATTTTTTGGGAGTTCCTAAAAAAACTCTTGATCCAAAAGATTATTCTCATAGCTTCAAAAAAGGTAAAAAATAAAGGAGATAACAATGGCAGACAAACGAAAAGTTTCTAATTCTGACGAAGCTTATAAAAGTCGTGGTGCTAAACTTGGTAAAGATGGTATGGTTGGACAACCAAAACCTCAAGAAATGCCAAAACCTCACGAACTTCAAAAGCAAAAAAAATAAGTTTTTAGGTGGAGGGCTTAGTCCCTCCGCTTACTTTATAAACTATGTCGGAAGAGACGACAACCTATTTCTAGAGAGAAAAAGGATAAATTATGGCTTTTAATTTAGGTATATCTAATCATCCTATAAGTAGGCTTGGCGGACTTAGTTCTATTGGGATTTACTTATATGAGGATATTTATTATCGCCAATGGATTTCGGAGATTGCTTTAGCCTTTTATGAGGGTTAACTCGGCCCTCTTTAAACTTCGTTAATTGCTGGAACATTTAGTATTATATCTTGACAAACAATGAATCTTATGGTATAATATAAACAATCAGCAGCCAAGCTTATAATATTATTATGAGAAGGTTCAGAGACTAGTAAGTTTATTATCGTATTTTTAGAAAGGGAAACCTTTAAGTGAATATAAATTCTCTATCAAGTTCTCAATTAGATGGATTTGTTTTTGGTACTTTACTAGGAGATTCTAGTATAGTTAGAAAAAAACTAACACACAACGGATATTTTAAATGTTCTCATTGTAAAGAACAAAAACAACTGATAGAGTTTAAAGAAAAAATATTAAAACAAATACATCCCGTTAAAGTTAATTTAAAACAATCTTTAAGGGGCGATTATCAATTAAATACTAATTCTTTAAAATATTTTACAAAATTACATAAAATATTCTACAAAAACAAAACAAAAATCGTTACTAAAAAAATACTAAAAAAATTAACACCTCTAGGATTAGCACTTTGGTATATGGATGATGGACAACTGTGTTTACAAAAAGATAAATTTGATAAGACTAAAATTAAATCTAGAAGAGCTAGAATTTGGTCAATGTCATTTACATATGAAGAACATTTACTAATTAAAAAATATTTTAAAGATAAATGGAATATACATATCAAAATTTATAGTTCTATAAAAACAGGTGGAATTAAATATTATATAGAATTTAATTCAACTAATTTTCGTAAATTTAGAGAAATTATAAAAAAGTATATTATTCCAGATATGTTATATAAAATTGATTTACAATATGATAGTAGATATCCAGAGTTATATGAAAAATATAATATGGATATTCTTACCGAGAAAGCGAAGCAGTTAATATTTTAACTGAAGATATAGTCCAAGAATATTAAATACTTGCGTCAAGATGAATTTGTTTGGTTGGACTTGGTCCGCCAATTTCGTAATCCCGAAAAACAACAAATCCTCCCAATGAATCTAACTAAAGAGATCATTGACGAGACATCCATATTATATAGGGAAGATCCCATATATTCGGTTGTGGATGACGGCGGAAAACAATCCAAAGCAGACCAAGAACTATGGGAAGAAATACAAAAAGATTGTAGATATCTCATGTTTATGGATAAGCTTGATAGGTGGACTAAACTGCTTGGTACAGTTTTAGTTAAAGTGAGTTTCGTTAATCCAGATAGTGGAGAATTAGTTAACCAGACTGAAGGCGGAATGGTTCAACTTGATATGCTTCATGGTGGAACCTATGACATCAAACACGGGGCTTCTCCATACTATATAACTGAACTACTAATAGGATTTGGTACAAAATTTACTGGATTCGGTGGTACTAGTTATACTGGTGGTAGTCTTTCTGGAAAAATTCCTAATCCATCTAACTACGGCGCTGCTGGGATTGAGCAGAGACAGAATATAGTAGCTACTCCAGGACAATTAAGAGGAGTAAATACTATTTACTGGAGTCCTAATTCTCATAAAATTGTTGACGAAGAAAACAATGCTTATGAGGGGGACAATCCATATGGGTTAGTACCTGCGATTCCGTTTTTTAACCAAGATCCTGCTCATTATTATTTTTTACCAATTAATGAGCCTCTAATTTATGCTAATCACGCATTAAATATGAGAATCACGGATCTTAATCATATTGCGAAATTCCAATCATTCGGTGTCCCAGTAGTTAGTGGAATTGAAAGGCCTACGTCATTAAGACAAGGCAGGCCTGTTGATGATGCTAATGTACTTAAAGGCGGTTCTGCTCAGTCTACTTTTGGCGGACTAAGTGGAGTAAGCGGTTTTGGTGCAGGAGGAAATTTTAGGACATTTGATGCTGGAATGGGTCTAAATAGAGATGGGAATGCTGATGCGAATGCTCTGGGAGTAAGCATTGGCCCAGATACCGCTATAGCTGTTGGTGAAAAGGGAGATTTTAAGTTTGCTCACCCTTCGGCTGATATTACTGGATTAATAAAAACCATTGAAGGTGTTACTGATATGGTAAGAATTAATCACGGACTTAGGCCTAAATATAAAGATACTCTTCCTAGTTCTGGTTTTGCTCTTTTAATGGAAAAAATCGGAGTAATGGAAGATAATATCAGAAGAGCTAAACTCTTCAGAGAAAGGGAACAACAACTATTCCAGGTTATTAAAAAATTGTGGAATACTCATCACAGCAAAGGCGGAGAAAGACAGTTTAGTAAAGGATGCAAATTAGAAGTAACGTACAAAGAACCGTCTTTCCCAGTTGATCCAAAAACAAAGTTAGAGACACTAGTAATTGAAAGTAAACTTTTAGATTATGGCGATAGGGAATCATATAGAAAAATTTATCCACATCTCAGTGAAACTGACATAAACAAAAAAATTAAACAAAAAAGAAAAGACAAATTAGAACAAGCAAAAGAAGATGCAAAAAGAGAAGTAGAAGTTGCTAAAATTCTCGTAGAAGGCGGAATAAGTTCTGCCGCAGAGGGTAGTAGTGTCGCTTCTGGAAGACTTACTAATAAATCAACTACTGATGAAACTATTACTATGGCTCCAAAGAGTAGTCCAGGATCACAAGGAAAAGTATCTGTAGACAATAAAGCGAAACATTCAGAACAAAGTTCTGTTCAAAAAAAGAAAAATGGTGACCCTAGAGCAAAATAAACGAGGAGAAAATTATGGAAGATAGACAAATCTCTTATGGATTATTTATCTTACTTAGGGATAGACAAGAATCATTGCTCGTATGCGAAACCTCAGATTTTAGTGAGATTAAAACTAAATGGCACGAGCTTACAGAATTGTGGGCTGAGTGTATAGAAAAACAAAAACCTTTTAAGCTGGAAGAACCTAGATTGACAGCATTTGATCCAGGACTTATAAAGGAAATTACAATTCATGCGGCAGATGCCACATCTAAGGTAGATCAATCTAATCCGTATAAAAAAAACATGGTGAACAAAGGATTTACTGAATCCTTAAAAAATAATAGTACTTATCCAGATTTGCTGGATAACGGCTACAAACTAAATTAGCTTCAATACCTAGAAGAGCTAGTGAAGGAGTAAAAAATGGATCTACTTGATAAAATTGGTCAAAAAAAAGACGGCACAGCAGAAGGATCTGATAAAAAATCAGAACCGGCTTCGAACCCTCTGAAGGATACACCTTCAGAAGATCTTTTGAAAGATGGCGGTTCTAAAGCAAAAACAGGCGACGTTCCTACAACCAAAACTGAGCCTGCGAATGCTGATTCCAAAAACTCTAGCGACGTTTCAAAAGAGGACAAAGAAAAAGACGAAGAAAGTAAAACATCTTGGACCGTAGAGAGTGCCCTTAAAGAAGTTAAGAAACTCAGAGAAGAAAATAAACAATCAAGAATAAAATATGCAACTAAAATTGATGAACTTAAACAAATAGCAGATAGTAAATTAACAGAAAAAGAACAAGAGTACGAAGAACTACGGAAAGCCAAAAAAGAACTCGAAGATAGAAAAGAAGCGGAAGCTGACAAAAAAAGAACTCTTGAAGAGAGGCTAGAACATAGATCAAAGAAAGTAGTACAACTAGAAACTGAGGTAGAGACTCAGAGAAGAAATTTTGATAACAAACTTGGCGAGTTGCAAGAAGAGCTTGGAAAACTCAGAGCTGACAATGAAGCTCAAGAAGAAGTATATAAGCAGAGGTTGGAAGAGGAGTTGAAAGCAATTCCAGAGAAATTTCAACAAGCTGCAAATTTAATGGTAAAAGGTGCTGGTAACTATAGAGATGCTCTAATAGAACTATCCGAAGCCAAAATTAATGGTATTTTTGATGAAAAATCTGTACACGTCAATCACGGCACTCCTGGTGCTACTGACGGTGCAAGAAGAGACAAAAAATCTATTGATGAAGCCGAAAGAGCAGAGAAGGATAAAATGAGTCCTGCTCTGAAAATTAGATCCGCTCTTGATGCCATAAAATCTGGTAAAGATAATAGTGCCTTTGCAAAAAGACAATAGGGAGTTGATAGATGGCTCAGGTAATTTCATTAACTGATGCGGCTGTATTATCAAATAACCTTCTCGTTGAAGGTATCATCGCTGACATCGTATCCGTGGATGAATGGTTTAAACACCTTCCATTCGTGGTTTTTGAAGGTTTGGCTTACACGTTTACTCGTGAATCACAGCTAGCTAAAGCAGCTTTTGCTGCACCAGGACAGAATCTTAATCTGTCAAAATATCAGGCTGGGGCAAAATTTGTTCCGGTCAACGTTAACCTTTCAGCAATTATTGCTGATATTATTCTGGACGGTCAAGTTGAAGATCAATTGAGCGAATCAAATGACCAACTTCAAGTTCAGATTTCCGCCAAAGCGAAAGTTATTGCTCGTATTTATATGAATGCGATTGTTAATTCTCGTAGAAGCAGCGGTCCTCTAGCGCAAGCAAACAACGGTCCTATCGGTATTTCTGATAGGTTTAACGGAATGGCCTCCATTCTGGACGCTGAGCAGGGCAACGCAGACGATGTTAACCATCCATTTTTTAATGCTGGTGCATCTACGCAGAGTCTTAGTCTTGTAGAAGATGATCCTGCAAGTGCTCGTAATGGTCGTTCTGGTCGGGTTTTCACTCTTGAAGATCTCGATGACATGATTGACCGTATTACGGCAGCTTCGTCTGATTTTCTTATGATGAATGCTCGTGAGATTCGTACTCTGAGAGTTCTTCTTAGGAATACAGGTGGTGGAACAGATTCAGTGCAAATTCAGCAGCAGGGTCTTGGCAATGCCAAACCTCAACTTTATTATCAAGATATTCCTGTCTACAGGAATGATTTTGTTTCTAAAGCTGATTTTTGTAATACTGATACTAAATTATTGGACAAAGGTTCTTCTAACGCTACAACTCTAGCATTGACTGTTGCTGAAGCAGTTACTGGTGGAGCATCTCACGCCTCTATGCGTGGATCAGATGGTGTTATGTATCGTTGGGAAGTTTCTGCTGGTGCTGGCACAGATACTCTTACCGTCGATTCTACTGGTTCATTTTTTGATCCAGAACAGAATGAAATGGTCGCTAGGGTTGCTCCTAATGACGCTCTTTTCACTGACGGACAAGATGCTATTCTTGCTGAAAGAGACGACGCATCCTCAATTTATGCTGGTTGCTGGGGCGAATATAAGGGAATCGTTGGATTCACTTCCGCCAACAACGCCGGTCTTAAATTAGAGTATGTTGGACCTAGAGAAGATGAAAATGCTTATCAATATCGCATGAAATGGTATTGCGGTTTTGATCTGTATAATCGTCTAGCTTTAGCTCGTATGCAGAATGTACTGCCGCTAAGTTGCTAATAACCGAATTGTAAGAGGGGGACCGAAAGGTTCCTCTCTTACCCTTCATTTCTTACCTATTTCAAGAGGAAATAGTTAAATATTTTATCGGAAGAGCCGATGGGAGTTTATATGTCTTATTGGACAACAAGAACTAGAAATGATACTAAAATTGTAGAATATGTTGTAGTGCAGCATAAATTAAGGAACGTAAATGGGAATGTGTGTGGTATAAAGTTTAGAGATGGGTATGCAGTAGTAATTAAAGATAGTAAAGCTCATCACATGTTAAAAAAGACTTCTGCTCTTAGTCTTAGAACTCCAGAACCTTTACTATTTTTGAAAGATTTAAAATTTGTTACAAAAACTAGAGATATAGAAACAATTTTTGGAAAAGATGTATATGTAAAATATACTACACAATTAAATGAATTTCTCGAAGAACAAGAAGAATATAAAATTCAAAAAGAACAAGAAGAACAAAAAATTCAAGAAGAGCAACATGTTGAGGGAGAGCTGTGCCAGTTTAGGAAATCTACTGGAGCACTTTGCAAGAATTTAGCATTAGACGTTTCTCCTAGTAAATATTGCAAACTCCATATATTAAAAGACCCAAAATTAGTAGACTTTGGAGTAGAAGTTCCAAAGTTTATCCCAAAAAAAGAAAAACAAAAATTAAGAGAAAGCATAATTAAAAGGCTATCTAAATAATTTTGGGACGAGGTAGCGTTAATGAGCACAAAGAACAAATCAGCAGGTTCGCAATGTACTCCGAGAGGATTTACTCAAGGTAACGTTTTAGTTTGCCATAAGACTGGTTTGCCGATTGATTGCGTAGTTGATAGTGCTGGTATTCAAAGATTAGCTGTAGATGCTAATATTACTGCTCAAAATATACAAGTAGAAGTAGATCTAGACTTTTACGACGACGGGGTACATATTGGAGACCCTATATCAGGTAATGTTTTAGTTATAAATCCTGACGGGTCTATTGACGCAAATGTAGAAGTTGATGCTGCTGATGGTGATAATATCGCCATAAGTGGTCATCCTGACCCTATATTTGATGAACAATACACAGTAATACCTTCTATGGCTCCTGTAGTAGTATTTACTCACGTTTCTACAAATAATGGTACTAGAATTGTGAGAGTTGATGCTACCGCAAGTACTCCAGCTACGTTTTCATTAAAAATAAATGGTGTAATAAAGAAAGTTTTGAGATCTGGGCCATTTGAAAGAAATGTGGTATTCAAGTTTGATGAACATAGACCTCTATTAAGTAGTGAAACTTTGACAGTTGAAGCTTTAGTAGATAGGTTTATTACTCCTTCATGTGGGCCTGGTAATCATAATAGTTTCGTTTCATTAGAAGGGTACTTAACATAATGGTTTTACAATTCGATAAACAAAGAATGCATTTACAAGTTATTTGTGGGACTCTAGAAAAATATGATCCCACCGAAGATATAAAGGTTTTACAAAGCAAGGTTCTCGAACTTCAGGATAAATTGGTAGAATTTAGAGAAAAAGTTGTATATCCTGCAGTAGAAGAGATTGAGAAGCTTGTAGCAGAGGAGAACAAAAAGTCTGCCGATAAAGCGGCTAGTAACGAGGAAAATGAGGAGAGTGTGTAATCTATTGAGGAGTAGATTTTGTTTAACAGGAGGAGATGATAGGAGAAATCTGAATGAATGATTTTGGACTATTAGTTAGTCGGATGAAACAAGATCCGCTATCCCAACTTACCTGTGTCGATCAGCCTTTAGAGTTGATCGTAGACGATTATGGTAGATTAATCATATCTGGTCGTTGGTTAGCTGGTACGAACAGTTGGGCCGAGGGAGATGCTGGCGTTAGTGCGTTAGCTGTACGCCAAGATGCAGATGGACCATTATCTGGAGTCGCTGACGGTGAATATACTCCACTGCAAGTGGACGAACTAGGTAGATTAAGAGTAGTTTCTGATCTTGATGTGGATATGGATTTTGTATATCCAGAAGATTCGGGACATAGCTCAGGTGATCTTGGTTCTTTTAGTCTTGCTGTAAGGCAGGATGATGAAGCTTCGATGGTTGACACTGATCTGGACTATGCTCCATTTCAAGTTGACGACGAAGGGTATTTGCGGACCGTCTCTATAAGAGGAGACGAGCAATACACTGTAACTGATGCCCTTGCTGCTGCAGGTGACTGTCTTGAGACTATTACTGCTTCGGCTACACCATGGGTTGATGTTGCAACTTTGGCAACACTCAATGATGAAAGAATATGGATCTATGGTTATCAGTTTGCTGCTGATCAAAACGTTCAAGCTAGAATAGTGCTGGACGATGGAACGCCTGCTAATCTCGTAGTTTATAAAACTGCGATTAACGGTTCCGCTCAACCAGGTCTTAGTGAGCATTTTTCTGAAGGTGGAAGAATTGAAATAGCTGGTGCAGATGGATCAGAAGTTAAGTTACAAATCAAAAAACGAAGTGCTTGCGGTGGAGACGCCAATGGTACTGGTAGTATGCATATTAGAGTAACACCTGCTTAATAAATAAATTTTACTAATTTAGGTAAATTATGTTAATAGTGGACGGAAATCTTAATGTAGAGGCGTTTAAGGAATTTTTTAACAAGCTTAATTGGGTAAAAACTCCTAGAAAACTATCTCAAGATCATATAGATTATTTCTATATTGGCTCCTATGAAGACGATAAGAAAGTAATTAAGGTTTCTGTCCGCCCATCTAAAAGAATGCAAATATCAGAATCATTTAAAAATAGAACTGTTGATGGGGAAATTCCAAATCCTAAAGCCTCTAAAAGAGGTTTAGTAAATTGGGGATCTACTGTAACAGTCGTCGTAGATGATAAATTTATACAAGCAGTAAAAGATGTATCTGAGTTTAGAAGTTCAGAAAAAATTCAAAAGTTATCATGGGACTAAATAATGGTTGAATTTAACGATTTTGATCTAGAAATTCAAGATGAAAAGCAGAGTGAGCCGGAGCATTTTAACGGCTCTATAACTACTGCTGGATCTCCAGTATCTTTACAGTTAACTTCTGGTAAAGCTATACAATGGTTTTTTCTTAGTGTTCCTAGTGTACGGGATCAAAGTAGTTCTAATGGTATACATGATGCCATAAAGTTTAATATTGACGGAACTTCTACTTACGTAACAATAATGAGCGGAGAAAGTATTTTTGTACCAGGATTAACCCAAACTTTAAAATTAGATACTAATGATGACGGCACCGACTATGAAGTAATTCTGTGGGGTGGGTGTAATGATTAAAAAACCAGCAGGTCATCAAAAAATACAAGTTTCTGAAGAGACTCCATTTGATACTACTGGTAATGGGTTTGTCGCAGATAATGCTCAAGATGCTATTGTAGAATCTCAAGTAGATGTAGAAGATGATGATATTTCTGTTCAAGTAGACACTAAAATTATAAATTTTGGCGATTATTTAGATGTTACTAATGACGGTGGAGGTAAGGTAACTGTTGATGTACCTGCAGTGTCTTGGGCAGATAATGATTTAGATAAATTCCAATTTGCTCTACAAGGTGTTGTTAGTGCTAATAAATATTTATTAACATTAAATAATATACCATCTAATAATGCTCCTGATGTTGTTTTGTTTAATACTATTATTAGAGGAATTAGTATATCTAATAGTAATAATGCTCAACCATTTACGCTTAGAATTGAAACTGTAGACCCTACACTTACCATATTTACTACTTTGTGGACTCGTACATTTTCTATAGCTAACGGAAATTGGAATGGTAGGTCTGGAATTGAACTTATAGATCCAGCATTAAACGTAACATCTGGTCATGGAGTAGCGGTTAAAATGCTTAGTGTGGGTAATCCTAAACCTGCGAATTTAAATGTTATTTTATGGACTAGGAAAGCATTATGAGAATAATCAAACTTAAAAATGCACAAGAAACTGAAGATACTTGGTATAATACTACTATTGATGCTGGAGAATATTCTGAAGAACTAACTGAAATAGAACGTGCTGCCATGTCTCTTGATTATAAAGTTAATCAAGATTTATGGAGCAGTCCTGCTAAATTAGTTATTAATGACGGTGAAAATGATTTAGATTCAGTTAGTGGAGATAATTGGCTTAAAGGAAATATAACACAATCAGTAATAAATGAGCCAGCTAATACGTTTACTATGCAAATGGTAGCCAAAGATGCTACTGCTACTAAAAATTCTACTACTTCTATTGATTTTAAAATAGAAAATTATACTGATTTTCCGAATACTGGACAAGATGAATCTTTTACGTCTAAGTATATATGGGGAGGAAAGTTAATAACTAAAAATGCCGTACACGGAGACTATGCGGTATTTTTAATAGTAGATGTAGATAATATACTTGGGTATGGGGCAGGATTTATAGCTAAAGAATATATTAAAAAAGTTTTTATTGATCCAGATAGAACTATGGAATTCAAATCCTTTTCTCCTGGAGAGATTCCTATAGGTTTATATTTAAGGTGTAAATATACAAGTATTGGTACAGAAAATGATGTAAAGGCCTATATAAATTACGAATTACACACTAAGGGATAATACTATGAAAAAAGTACATGTAGTTATGTCTGGTGGAGGAGCAAAAGGAGCATTTGAAGTAGGAGTATTAAAAGGATTAGCTGAAAAGGGTTATGAATTCGAACACTCTTACGGAACTTCTGTAGGTGCTTTGAATGCTGCTGGTCTAGCTTATCAGGGAGTTGCTGGTTTAGAAGTAGTTTGGAAAAATATAAAAAAGAAATCAGATTTATTGAAATTTAACTGGTCAAATCTATTTTTCATGGCAGCAGATGGTATTTATAACACTAAACCTTTAAGAAAAATTATAGATACATGTTGTTCTGGTAAAAGTAGAATACCTGCAACAGTTACTAAAGTTAATATAGAAACTGGAGAATTAGTACACGGAAACAGTGACGAAAGTGATTTTAATAGTTCTGTAGAAGCTAGTGCTTGTATACCAGTAGCTATGTCTCCTGTGGATAAAATATGGGTAGATGGTGGAGTTAGGGAAATCACACCATTGAAAAAGGCTATTGATAATGGGGCGGAGAAAATAGTTATTATATTAGCTAGCCCTTGGGATATCAATCCTGCTGAGTGGGAACTTCCAAAATTTCCATTATTTAAGAGTTTGAAAATAGGAATGCGTACAATAGATGTTATTTCTCATGAAGTATACGTTGATGACATCTGGTGTTGTATAAGAAAAAACTGCGATCCTATGTATAAAAAGATAGATTTAGAGGTTTATGCCCCTAAAAAACTATTAATAGACACTTTGGAATTTGATCCAAAGAAAATAAGAGAAGCTATAAATCAAGGTTACTTTTCAGCAATGGAAGGGCCTATAAAACTAGATTAAGGCTTTATGGCTAAATTAAATCGAAAACCGAGAAAAGACCTAACAAGTAGGATAAAAAGCTCTAAAGTATCCAGAATAAAATGGGTAATTTGGCTTAATATTATTTTAACTGCAGGTCTTTATGTCGTAATGTTAAGATTAGATAAATATCTAGTCGATTTACTGTTAAAACTACAATAACGAGGAGAATACAATGGAACTTAAAGAGTGCTTAAATACGATTGAGAAAGTATGCGCAGCATACACTGGTAATTTGCAAGAACATCAAGTTATTCAGACTAGTTTGGCAACTATTAAAAGTGCTCTTCAGGGTCAAATGAGTGAGGAACTTGTAAATGAACCACAAGAGCCTGAAGAAGACAAAGCAAAAGAGTAGTCTAGAAGAAAAGCTAGACCAAGCTTGTAAACATGCCGAGGACATCTGTAGCGAACAGAAAATAATTCGAGAAGAATTATGTAAGGAAATAGAAGAGGAACAATCAAATGCCACCAGACAACATCCCAACCTCAGAGAGACTAGTTAGGGTCGAAACAAAAGTAGAGTCTATTATAGATCTTTTAGGAGAGATTAAGGATGATCTGAAGTATCTACCTAGTAGAATAGAATTTGTAGACGTTAAAGATGATATTGATAAAGTAGAATCTAGCACGAAAGAAATGGTGGGGGACCTTAGGGGAAGACTCTGTAAGGTAGAAAATAAAACTAACGGCATTTTGATTAAAGTTGGTGTCGTTGCAGGTGTTCTTGGTATGGTATTTAGTGCGATAGCAAGTGTACTTATAAATTATGTTATAGGATAAGTTTATGGCAGGAGTAATTAGTCCAACAGCAGGAACTAGAATCGAAACTAAAGACGGTTATACGTTTTTAAGGGGAACTACAGCTACATTTAAGATTATTTTTATGGATGACGGTAGACCTACAGTAGTAGATACTGGAACAGAGCCTACTGCTCAAATCTTAGAACCTAGTTTTTTGATGGATGTGCAGCCATTTCCAGTAGTATTAGCTACATTAACTGGCACTCTAGTACCTGGCCAGCAATATGAATACCAATTTGAGTGGGATATACCTGGTAGTCAGACTCCGCTTGATGAATATATAATTACATATTCTGGAATACTTGGTGGAATTACACAGTATTTTGGAGATGAATATTTTACAATTAAAAGTGGAGCAGGTCAGATAGGTATTAGAGATTACGGTTATGCTACTGTTTCTGATGTTAGAGTTACTAAATTTAATATTGACCAATTTCTACCAAAAGCTATAAGAAATGATCAACAAGCTAGGGATAATATGATACAAACTCATATTAATAATGCTACTACTAAACTTAGAGAAGAACTTAATTTAAGTAAATCTAGAGGTAATACGGAGAACAATAGACTATTTGTAGTATATTATACTATATGGAGTATATTACTAGCTTCTAGAGGTGAAGATGGTAGTAGTGTTAGTGATCAAAATATAACTTTTTGGAAGGGTGAATGGAGTAGGGTTTTAAGTCAAGAGAAAAGGGAGTCTCAGCTTCAATCTATCGGAATCGGAAGAGGTTAATAATATCAACTACTTAGAGGAGAAGTAATGATTTGGACAGATTCTAATATTGAAATATTAACAAAAAATTATGGAAACATGTCTGCTAAAGAATTAGCTAATATGCTAAACACCTCTGAAAAATCTATTTATATGAAAGCTTGGAAGCTGGGTTTTAAGGGTCGCTCCAACGGCTCTTGGAATAAAGATACCATAAAAATATTAAATGATGAAGAAATACAATTTTTAAAAGATAACTACGAAACTAAAGGTTGTAAGTATTGTGCTAAAGAGTTGAATAAAAAATATTGTACTATTCAAAAAATAGCTAATAAATTAGGTTTAAAAGTAGATAAAAAATTAATAGTACAAAATAACCCTAAACTTAAAGAACAATTACAACATCACGCAAAAACTGTCCTTAGTAAATACCAAATTAAGTTTTTAACTGAAAAACAAGAACAAAAAGTAATTCAACTATATAAATCTGGAATGTCGTGTAATCAAATAGCAGATAAATTTAGTTGTTCAAAAACTCCCATTTTAAAAACTTTAAAAAATATTTCAAAGAATAAGTATAGTATTTATAAACACCATCGTTGTTATAATCAATTCGGTAAAAATAATCCATCCTGGAAAGGTGGTATTAAATCTATATATGAGAGAGTTAGAGATTTAAAATCCTACTGGGATTGGAGAACAGCAGTTGTAGAACGAGATAATAGATGTTGTACAAAATGTAATTCTACTACAGATTTAGAGGTTCATCATATTACTACTCTAAAGCATTTGATTCATAGTTATTGTACAACTAATAATAAATTTATTTCTGATTTAACTGAAAATGACCTAAATAATAATTATTTTTATGATATAGACAATGGAGTATCTCTTTGTAACATCTGTCATAGACAGCATCATAGAAATTACGGCAGAGATTAATGGCTAGGAATTTAAACATAACAGTAAAATTAAAACCTGGAACTAACGATATAGAAGCTGCAATAAGACGCCTTACTAAAGAAGTAGAAGAAAAAGTAATACAAAAAGGACTTGACGAACCTATACAAAAGGATGTAAATGAATTAAGAAACAGACTCAGAATTACCGTAAACGAAGAAATTCTTAGTCAAAAAACAGCAGTTCCTGGGAATCCAATAAATATTGGTGATAATGAAAATTGGAGCGATATATTAGCTTCAGAGAGTGCTGTATTTAAATACTTGTCAGGATTTGAGTCGGATGTACTTACTGACGGTAGTACTCCAATAGCTGATGTAGATGCTGAAATAATAGCTGTAAGTACTCTTCAAAAAGTGAATAAAGATGGTGAGCAGACAATGCTAATCAGAATGCAGCAGCCTATTGAGGATGACTCATCATTTGAAGAGCATAAAAATAAGGTTATAACTTCTATAAATAGTTCTATTTTTGCTGTAATAGATGGTAGTAACAGGCTCACATATTATCTTAATCCAGGAATAGACTTAAGAAAATATGTTAAAGCTCACTGCGCACATATAGGACAAAAAGGCAAAAAAGCAGTAACTGACGAAGATAGGTTTAATACAGCTAAGGAAAAAGGGCAAATGCCCATATGGATGTTAAGGCAAGCTGTTCTTGAAGAAGAAGTATTTCCTCATTTTATAAATCTGAACTCAGTAATAACTGACGTAAAAAATGGACAGTATGATAATGCTATTATCATGTTAGAATCAGCTAAAACTGGTAGTTTGAGAAAAAGTCTTGAAGGTTGGATTGATAAGATTAGAAAGATACGTGATAGAAAAGTAGATCCTGAAGCTGTTGGCGGTCCAGAAATTATTACTCAATCTAATATTATTCATCTTATAAATAATTTAAGAGTAGATAAAGAAATTAAAAAAAGCGGAGAGGTTATATACAGTTTAACTTCTTCTTATTCTCTAGAATCTAATAGAGATATTGAATTTTGGCCAGCAGTACACAGATTAATAGTGATGTGGAAAGTCGGCAATTATAGTAAATGGTATAATGATTTAAGGAATGTAGCTAAGAAAGTTACTTCTTCATTTAGGAAATAGTAAATGAGTAGAAGGATAATTAGAGACATAGAAGAAGCTTTAGCACGAGAAGTTCGTAGAATCACATTTCACGATACTAGAACTATTGATACTGTAGTGCTGGAAGATACTTTTGATCCTTTTACTGGAGAAATTATAACTACTCCTGTTGAACCTAGTTTTTATGATAGTAGTGCTGATGCTAATCATATTCAATATCCTCACTTTTTTATACGACTACTTAGATCAAGAGAAGATTTAACTTCTGGAAGAGTTGTATCTCAATACGGACGTGGATGTACTAAATATCTTGATTATGCTGTTCGAGGTTATGAAATAATGGTATCTGGGTCAGATGCTGTTATTGCTGCTCCAGGAAATACTTTAGAAACTTCTATATATAATATTAGAAAAATTTTAAATACTTATACTATTAAACTATTACGGGGTAATAATATAGGAGTATACAAAGTAGATTCAATAACTCCTAGTGCTATTGGACCTCATACTGTAACTGTATCTGATACATTAGTCGATAGTATGCCTACGTTATTATTTGATTCTACTACAAGTACTATTACTTTTGAAGAAGCTGTTGATTTAAATACTGTAGAAGCTGCTGATGTTTTTTATGATTCACTTAATAATCCTTTTCCAATAACATCTACAGATATTGAAAATCATTCTATTGTAATAACTGGCGGTTCACCAGATTTATCTACAGGCGGATACATAAAAAGACCTGGAAACGTGTTTAAAAATGCTGATACTACTCCAGTGAAGTATGTAGTTATGGACCCAGCGCAGCCAGTTCTTAGAGCAGGATCTCAAGAAGCTACTGGTTTGGCGTCAAGAAAAAGTTTTAGCATTCCATTAGATTTATACTATTTGATTAGAATTGACTCTAAAACTAAAGATAATCATGTAGATACTCTTAATAGAATGTGGGAAGAGTTTAATCCACCTAGATCGGGACTTTCAGTTGTCGTTAGAAGTGAACAGAGTGCGGAAGAATTGTTAACTGAAGATGTCTCTGCTGGTGGAAGTAGCACTATAAAAGTTGCTAATAATAGTGATTTTAATTTAAATGATAGTGTTTTTATAATAGATGACGTGACTCCGAGTAAAGACTCGGCTGGAAGTTTTGAAAGCCCTCACGAGGCTAAAATAATAGAAAAGCAATCTACTGACACTTTGGTACTATCAAACACAGTACCTGATACATATACTACAGATAAGAGATCTATGATAGTCAGTAATGCAACTTTAAAGGTTTTTATGTTCCATTTCGTGGACCATATAACTAGAGATATAGAAGGCGCTCAATACTGGATTCATGAATTTACATTCTGGGTGCAGACATGGATTGACAAGCTCGAAGCTGAAGAGATTCGTGGCGTGATTCAAGACATAGCTACGCCTATAGCAGATATTGAGGGCAATGTAATAATCGAAGACCCATAAGAAATTATGAGGAGATATTAAAATATGGCCAATTTAAATACAAATATAGGGCCAGAACGAGTACAAGTATTTGATGTTCCATTAGGAACTGTACAAGTTGCTGGTGTTCCTACTGCAGTTACAGCGTTTTTAATTAGTACCACTAAATCTGGTGCTCCTGTTAATACGCCGACTCAACTAACCAATCTATCTGATTTTGAAGATACGTTTGGTGACGTTGATGAGGTCGCTAATGACGCTTATTATGCTGTGCAAGGATTTTTTGACAACGCTGGTACTGGTAATGTGGCTATAATTGTCAATGTTGGTAGTTCTCCAACCGCAGCAGATTACGTAGGTAGTGCTGCAGACGGTTCAGGACTACGTGCTTTAGACGCACAAGATGTTTTAGGACTAGTGTGTGTTCCTGGACTACCTTTGGAAGATGCTTATTTAGTTCAAAGCGCATTGATTGATTACACGGAAACAGTAAGAGCGGAATTTGGGGCGACACTTTCTACGTCCTTTTCATTATTGACTATTCCTGAAGAAATAGGATTAGCTGATTCTAATGAACTTATTACAGAAGACGGTAAATATGCGTCAGTTGCTGGAACAGGGCCGTATGTTATAACTATGTCAGGTACTCCAGATTTATCTGCAGTTACGCCAGGTATGGTTGTCACTAACGATGCTGGCAGTTATACATCAGTTATTTCCGCAGTAAATGATACTACTGATGAAGTAACAGTAGCAGCAGACCCGAGTACATTTTTTGGTGTAGGCGACGATGTTAATATTTCAATTCCTTCTGCTATAAGTTATAAAGATGACGTTATTAATAATCCATCTAGAGTAGCAGCATGGTATTTTAATAATGTTGTTGTTCTCGACCAATCTTCTTTGGCTAGTCCTGGGGCAATTAAAGCTATTGACCCTATAGGGCACGTAGCTGGAGTTATGGCTAGAATTGACGCCAATATAGGTATTGGTGGACCATCTCACGCTCCTGCAGGCATTCAGTATGCTAGTATTGCTGGAATTACTGGCCTTAGTTTGATTCTTTCGGAAAGAGTTGATGCTGCTCCGCTAAGATTAGCGTGGATTAATAGAATTACATCTTTTCCTGGTTCTGGAAATATTATTTTTGGAGGCTACACTGCTGGTGGAGCCGCAGTCACTGCTGATGAACAATTGATTCAAGTAATGAGATCATTACAGTATATTAAAGGTTCGTTGGAAAGAGGACTTAGGGGTTTTCTGTGGGAAAATTTCTCACCAGAAACTCAGGAACAAATACAAAGGGCTATTGAGTCCTTTCTTAGGAACAATATACATCTATTTCCTGCTGGACTTCCTGAAGCTCAGCAATTTATAGTTGTTAGTGTTGAACCTACGCAAGATGAGTTAGACCAAGGGTTGTTAAGGGTTAGAGTTCAAGTTAGACCTAATAAAGCTGTTAGGTTTATTGAAATTGCTCTTGAATATCCAATCCCAACAGCTTAATTAATGGAGTATAATTATGGCAAGATGTTCAACAGTAGATCCATTAGAAAGATTTAGATTTCGAGTAGAATGGACGGCTGAAACTGGAGAAAGTGCTACATCTGAAGCTACCTCACTTGTTAGGTTTGGTTTTCATGATGTACAAATGCCCAAGAGAGCCACTACTAAAATCACGTATAGAGAAGGTATTGATCCTGATATCAATCAAATTTCTGCTGGTTTAAGTAGCATGGAAGATATTGTTCTCAGTCGTGGAGTAATTGCTGCAGACGATAATAATGAATTTTATAAGTGGATAAGTGCGGTACATAATCCAACAGCAGGTCACGTTGGACGTGATTCTGTTAGTGCTAGAAACTCAGATGCTGCTGCTAATTGTTATAAAAAAGATTTAACAATTAAAATGTATGGCAGAAATGGTGATGTGGCTAGAGTTTGGGTTCTATATAATGCTTTTCCTGTAAATTTCGTTCCAGGTTCTGATCTTGATGCTAGTGAAGATGGAGACAAAGCTCTAGAATCACTAACAATTGGATATGAAGATTTTAAAGAAATGGCTATTGATGGACTATCGTCAAAAGCAGTTAGTGGATCTTTATAAATACGAATTAGAATTGGGGAGGAGATATTAAAAGTCTCCTCCCACTTTAGGATAATATGGCAAGACCTTCTGAATATGATCCAGTTGAAAAATTTAGATTTAGTATATTAGTAGTATCTATAGATATAAGTGCTACTGCTGCTATGGATTTAACAGCAGCAGCTTTTCCTAAGCTTCTACAGTCTAAACAAGGAAAGAACTTACTTTCTGTAGTTAGTAGGGCAGGATTTAGTGAAGTAATTCTCCCTAGTGTAGCTGTTAATGAAATGCTATACAGAGAAAATGTGGATAACCAAAGATTTACTAGAATACCAGGCTTAGCTACTTACACTCCCGTAGTACTTAAAAGGGGAGTTACTGGTACTAGAGATTTATACAATTGGTATAGATTAGTTCATGATGACCAACTTTTACTAGCAAGTGCTCAAGAGCTTACTAATACTACATACGCTCCTCCGCTGCAAACTGACAATTTTAGAAAAGAAGTTATTATAAATGTACATAATCGTGACGGGGAGCCTGTTAAACAGTGGATGCTTTTTAATGCTTATCCCTCTATGTATAAAGGCGGAGATAACTTGGATGCTGGTGAAGATACTAAACTTATAGAAGAATTAACATTAAATTATGAGTTTTTTCTTGAGCTAGAAGGCGGTATTGACGGATTGTTGAAAGAGTTGGCTAAAGATGCTACAGAAAATGTTCTTGGATATGCAGGAAACGCTATAGGTGGTATTTTATAATGGCTAGACCTAGTTTAAAAGACCCGTTAGATAAATTTAGATGGTCTATAGAAATTAGTGAATTTAGTGGAAAAGCTGGATTTACTAATGTAAGTACTCCTGCGTATGAAATAGTTACTACTGAGTATGCTGAAGGTGGGGCACATTTACATCCTAGACAAATAATAGACAGTATATCCTATAAACCTATAACTTTAAGTAGAGGAGTTACTGGCAATTTAGATTTTCATAGGTGGGCATCAAAACCGTTTGCGGCTTTAAATGCTAAGGGTGAGTTTGGCGAATCTGAGAATTATGTTACCAGCGACTATAGAACAACAGTAACTATAAAACATTTAGCTAGAGATGGTACAGTAGTTAAAGTCTACACCTTATATAATGCTGTGCCTGTTGAATATGAAGTTGCGTCTGATTTTGATTCTGGAGCTGACGATGCAGTGAGTTTAGAAAGATTAGTTATAAGGTATGAAGGGTTCGACGTAGAGTCTCAAGAACAAGAAAGAAACCCATTCAGTCCTGCTGATATAGTAAAACGTTTAACTAGAAACTTATAATAAATAATCGAGGAGGTTATATGTTAATACGATTACCTAATGGACTTGTAGAAAGTTCAGGTATGGAACTGTTTGACTATGCTGAAATAGACGAATTAAAGGGAAAACAACAAAATTACTTAGTCGATGAAAGTTTAGTAATAGGAAATATAGGTCACGTTCAAAAAATATTAGAAGATTTAGTATTATCTTTTCAAAATGAGCAAGGTCTCAGATGGAAAGGTAAAATTTCTTCTGGCATACAAAGATTACCTGTAGAAGATTTAGAAGTGATTCTAATTAGAATTAGAGAAAAGACTTTTGGTCCAGAATATTTTTTATCAGCGAAATGTGATAAATGTGGTAGTGAAATTAAAAATTTGAAATTGGATCTTAGTAAATTAGAAGTAGATAAACTATCTTTAGATGAAATGATGGAACCTAAAGTAGTTCATTTACCGAAGATGGATATAGAAATTGAATTAGGTCCACTTAGATTAAAAGAACTTCTAGAGAGTTTAAAATTAATAAAGGATAAAAAAGACTCATTAATTACTGGATTTTTAAAATTATCTATGCGTAGAATGGGCGAAAAAACTAACATAACTAATGCAGATATAGAAAAAATTCCAGCTTCTGATATATATTATTTAAATAAAGAAGCTAAAAATATAAAATTAATGGGCAATATAGACACTAATATACAAGTTAAATGTACTAATAAGAAGTGTAAACAGGAATTCGAGTTCAAATTGAACCCGTTTGATCCAGATTTTTTCGACCCTTCCAGGGGATCAATAACTTAGAGTATACGACTCACCGAAACGATCTTCTGGAGGACTACTTATTTTTCGGTAAACTGTTTGGTTGGCCTCCTAGCGAAATAGACAATCTTCGTTGGTCATATAGAAAAGAAATGAAGCAATGCTATATAGACGAAGTTATCAATAAAAATTAATGAAAAAATTATTAGAAATATTAGTAAAAGTTTCTGGAGCTGCTGCAGCAAAAGCAGGCTTAAAGGCGGTAGGTCGTCATCTAAAGAAACTTGGAAAAAACGCCAAACAAGGCGGAAGGGATTTTAAAGAATTTAATAGAGTAATGTTTTCTGCTACAGCCTTTATGAGTATGTTCTCTAAAGGTTTCTCTAATGCTATGAATCTTATGGAAAAAGGAGCAGAGTTAGATAGGATAACAAATCAATTTGAAAGAGTATTTGGAACTCCTAGCGGAAAACTATATGTCGAATTAAAGAAGTTTACTGATAATTTTATTCCTAGAGTAGAAGCTATGAGAGCTGCTGTTACTATGAAAACTCTAGGAATGACTAAAACTTTATCGGAAACTGCAAATATGATTGCGGCTGCCGGTACTGCATCTAAAATGGCTGGGTTTAAAGCTGGAGAGGGTATTAAAAGGTTCACTAACTTTTTAAGAGATGGCGCTCTTAGTCATTTAAACTTTTTGAATATAGTTGCTAAAACTAACCCAGCTTTGCAAGCCGAACTATCTATTTTAAAAGCCGGAACTGGTATTTTAGGTGGAATGGTTTCTACTCAAAGAAAGCTAATATTAGGAAAGAAACTTTTACTTTTAGCTACAATAAATGAGAAGAAGGGAAATAGAGACTTACTTGATATTATACAATCATTAAAAGAATCTTTTGATATGTTAGGTATGAGTATTGGAGCTATTTTAGCTCAAGCTTTAGGACCTTTATTTGATAAAATTTCCGTAGGTACGTATAGTTTCGCTGATTTTCTAGAAAATATTAGAAAAACTAGTCCATTCTTAATAGGATTGGCTAAATTTTTATTAGTAGTAGCAGGATCTTTTGCCGCAGTTATAGCAGTTATGGGTACATTTAAATTACTTATGATAGCTATTGCTTCTTTAGCTGCAGGAGGCCTAGCACTGCCGCTGTTATTAGGATTTGTGATGTCTTTGTCTCTTGGATTTGCGAGTTTAGCGGCAAATACTGAGACAGCTACAGAATCTTTGGATAGATTGTACGATAAACTCGATAGAGCGGAATTAATAAAAAAAGTGGCAGATTCACTTCAAGAATTACATTTTTCTGATCCTAAAAATATAGAAAAAGGAATTAGTCAAGTTAAAACGAAAATTTGGGATAAATTGGACGCAGAGGGAAAAGAGCAAGCCATAGCTTTAGCTAGTAGAGGAGTACTTAAGGAATATAGAAATAGAAAACAAGGTAGACGTGATCCTAATGAAACAGCTAGAAAATATCTAATGGGTAGAGAATTTGGAGAAACGCCAACTTTTCCGCCGCAATATCCAAAAGGAGCCTCTCCAGAAGCTATACGAATAATAGAAGAAAAAGGAAAAATTGCTCCTGGACCAAAGTCTCAACTTAAAATGCCAAAAGGAACTGTACCTACAACAAAGGGTTCTGAGCGTGTTAATATGGAGAATTACGCCACACAATTAGAAGGTATAAGAATAGAGAGTGAAAAACAAACAAAGCTATTAGAGAATATAAAAGTATCTAATTCAAATATTGATAATGTTACTGCTACTGAACAATTAAAATCTAAGAGGCCTAATTAGTTAAATGCCTATCAGACCTAAAAATAAAAGATCTTTAAATTCTGATATTGAACTTAATTCTTCTGAATTAGCGAGGGCAGGGATATTTACAGTTGATAGCTATGGATTAGTAGAAAATTACGACCAGTATGCCTCATTTTTTTTACTAAACCCGTCTACATATGAAGATACTAAAACTGCTAATTGGGCAGAACATAGTATTCCTGGACAAAGCGACCCAGTTTATCAGTGGATGGCTGGAGGCCCTAGAATAGTATCTTTTGAGGCATTAGTAACAAACGACACTTCAGTGTTTAAGTTTGATCACATAAAATCTGATGAACGGCGTAAAAATTTAGGAACTCAAGTTGTATCTACGTTAGCTTCAGCTCTTTTCGGAGTTAATAATTTAAGCAAAGGTCAGAAACCTAAAAGTCCGAAAAGCTCTAAAACTGGAACATTGGATATATCTGGACACCTTAACTATTATAGATCATTATTATACCCTAAATATAATGAAGGAAATAATCCTGGTAGGTTACAACAAAGTCCTCCATTAATTGTATTATACGTAGGTTCCGCTATAAATATAGAACCCGTAGCAGCTAGTGTATCCCCAGATTCTGATGTTTGGATATTGACTGATCTTAGAATAAGAGTAACAAAGCAGTTATCAAATCTAGCACCAATGGAAGCTATAGTTAATTTTAAATTAGTACAATATACTACTAAACCTTTTGATAGGTTGAGATTTCATAGGGTGTCCTAATGGCAAATTTTAAAAGATTTTCTAGATATACTGGTGGAGTGGTTATAAAAAATCGTTCTGATGTTGAATTTTTAACACTCCCTAGACGACTAGACTTAGAGGAATCTGACGGAGATATTTTTATCACCGTGACACAAGTAATGGAAAAAAGGCCAGACTTAATAGCTGCAGCAGTATATCAAATACCAGAATTATGGTGGGTGATTTGTCAATTTAATGAAATACAAGACCCTACGTCTGATATTGCTTCTGGGCAAGTATTGAGAATTCCAGAATTAACTAGGGTTATAGATAAAATCGAAGAACTAGAAACTTAATATGGCTACTGATTTTAATACATTCTATAGTAAATTTAAGACTCCATTCTTTGAAATTACTATTAGTGATCCTACTAGGAAGGCTAAAGTAAAACTTCCTGGACATATATTAAAATTAGTTTCTAAAGTAGAAGTACAGCAGTCTATAGAGCGTGAAACTTTTGATATTATAAATATCACTCTTGTAGAAGGTTCCAGAGAACCTGCCTCTAGAGATTCGAGCGAAGGAGCTGGCGGCGTTTATCATTTAGATAGTGATGTTGGCGGTTCCATAACTAATAGAACTGGCGTTTTAACAGATTTAAGATTTAGCGGAGATAGTGGAGTAACTTGGTTAACTTCTAAAGAAAAGAAAGATAAAAAATACGAAACAGAACCAGAAGATAGGTATAGAGATTCTGATTTAGCCTCTCCACGATTTTTATTTGAACAAAGAAATTTTATAAAGGTAAAATGGGGATATTTGGAAAGTCCAGAATTAACGGCAACAGTTGAAGCTCCTATAGTTATTATAAATTCTACATTTCCAGAAACTTCACAACCTACTTTAAATATAACTTGTAGTACTCAAGCTTTGTACGGTATAAAATCACCAAAAGAAGCTAATCAATATAGAAAAATTCACACAATCAATTCAGAAGCTGGTATTTATGATTTTGATGACGTTTCTACTGAAGAAGCAGTTATTGATATTTGTAAAAAAGCTGGAATTAGCTATATAGTTGGTGATAAGTTATCTAATGATAGATATGAAGAACATAGAAATAAGATTCATAAAGCTGGCCAAAGTTTAGATCAGTTTCTTAAAGAATTAGCTGATGCTAGTAATGCCGTAGTAAAAATTATAACTCATCCAACAAAAGAAAAAGATGTATTAGTTTTTGTTTCTAGAAAAGATTGGGAATCTCAGTTACGATTAAGAAGTACTACATTATTTAATTATAGATCACCTGGAAGTATAATTAAAAGGGTTAGTTTAAAAGTAGATTTATCATCTATAGTAGAAGCTTCTAATAGTGGATTAGATAAAGACGGTAATCCATTAGAGGGAAATTCTGATCATATGACTAACATTAAATTGAATATAGGTGAAGGTAAAATAGATACGAATCCTGACGATATACTTGAACATAAAAATTTACAAGCTAGTAATTACAAAAATAAACATACAGGACTTTTAGAGGTAACTCCTTTCGAAGGTGGAACTTTAGACGAAAAAGCTGAAAATATTGCAGAACCTGTAAGTAGAATACTAGCTCTAGGAATGACTACTTTAGGTTATCCACTATTAGTTCCTGGGCCTATTATTGTCGGTGGATTAGGCGTTCGATATAGTGGAATATACAGAATAATGACTACTAAACACACTATAACAATGAATGGTTATGTTACGGAAGTTATGGGCGTTAATTTTGCAGCTAGTTTTGGTCAATTAAAACCTGATGGATCAGATAATTCAGATTCTAGTACAACTGATATTAAACTTAAATTAGATAAATCTGTATTCAAAGATAAAAAACCTCTACATGCTTTAATAAACGAACTTTATGGAATAAGTTATACTTAATATGTTTCCCGTAAGAGATTTAAATACTGGTAAAATTAAATATGTTGGTAGATCTAAAGCTAAGGTTATCGACAATAGAGACCCCATGAAAAGGGGAAGAATACGAGTTTATCACCCGTTAGTGGAAAATAATTCATGGATTCAATATTTAATGGCACCTAACACTTTTGATGTTCCCAATGTAGGGGATTTGGTGTATATAGAAGCTGACTGCGGATATACGGAATATCTTATTGCTTGGGGAAATGTTACAAAGGGCGATTTTTCTAGTCCGCAAATACCTGAAGGTTTTAAAAGGGATGTACCTACAAATTTTGGATTTTATACTTCTGGTGGACATTTAGTAGAGTTAGATGATGGAGAAGCGGAACCTACTTCAAATCCAGAAGTTAATGATATATCTGATACTAATAAAGGAATAAGAATTACTACTTCTAGTGGTAATAAAATTCATATTTCTGATGAAGATGGATCAATTACGATAGAAACTTCAGGAGATGTTAATGTTAAGTCTGGAGGCGATGCTAATGTTGAAGCTGGAGGAAGTGCTACTATTGAAGCGACAGCTACAATTACTTTAAAAACACCATTAAATGCCGCTGCTCCTGGATTATTAGTTGCTGCGGTTCCGTTAAATAATGATCCTATAACTGGAATTCCATTAGTTCCATCTGGAGGAGTGAAAACAGAGTAATGCCCTTATTAGTACCAACATTTACTGTAGCTTTAACAGCGCAGTTAACTGGAATGGGATATTTAGGGCCTATGTTACCTGTATTCACTTTAGCTGTTTCAACTGGTATAGTTACTACATCTATAGGATTAACTGGTCAAGTGACCACTCCAGTATTAGTTGGAGTTAGTGCTGGTGTTGGGATAATTGGAATAAGTTCTAGTAACATTGCTACAACTATCGTAGATACTGGTAAAACTTTATTTGGGACTGATGGTGGATCTGAGTTACGGAATTTTGCTGATGCCATAGGAAGTGTTACTGTGTCGCAGTTTGCTTTAGCTACGCTAGCTTCAGATACTAACGGGTCTGCTACTTTTTCTAGTTTTTCTGGAGCTATAGATAGTATGCGAGATGCTATAGTTGCTGCAGCTCCTGGATTTACTGGGCCTCAGTGGGAAAATTTTGCTGAAGCTATAGCTACTGGAGTTTGTACTGAAATTGGGGCCGCTGGTACTGGTGTTTTAGCTGGTGCTGCTGCTCCAGGTGCTGGTAGTGGAACAGTTATTATAAGTTAAATAATATGGCTAAAATTAGATCAAAAGAAGATGCTTTAAAGCAAAGATTGGGTGCTGATGCTAAGTTTCCTATTAATGGAGACTTTAATCATGTATCTGGAGTAGATGTTCTTATACAAGATGTAGAACAGCTACTTTTAACTGTGCCAGGTGAGCGAGTAAATAGGCCTGATTTTGGCTGCTCTCTTATGGGGTTGGTGTGGGAAAATCAACTAGATGCAGAACCTGCTGGTATTGAAGCTATTAAAACTGCTATTAGTAAATATGAACCTAGAATAACTTTAATTAGTGTTGATACTAGTAGTAATCTCAATACTGGTTTAATTATATTTAATATAACGTTTTTAGTTAATGAAACTGATGAAAAACTAAGCCTTGTCTTTCCATTTCGAAGTGGAACAGATTTGAGCTTTGCTTAATTGACTATATTCAGGAGTAATAGATGGCCAATGAAATCATAACAGCAAATCAAGACATTGACTATATAGAAAAAGATTATAGTAGTGTAGTTGACGCTTTAATCACCTATGCTACAGTTAACTACGGTTCTGGTACTAGTGCTAATAGATTGTGGACAGATTTTAACGCTGATTCGTTTTCTAGAACTTGGTTAGAAATTGTTGCTTATGTATCCGATGTTTTATTTTTCTATTTAGATAATCAAGCTACTCAATCTTATTTACAAACAGCAACTATACGTAGTGCTGTGGAAGACATAGCTGCGCAATTTGGGTATGTGCCAGCTACGAATACGAGTGCTTCTGGGGTGGCTACATTTACTACTACAGGCGCAGGTACGATTCCTAAAGGATTTAAAGTTGCCGCTACTAATGGAGCAGAATTTTACTTAACTGCTGCTATTACTGCATCTGGAGCACAGGAGATTGATGGTAATGTTATTCAAGGGGAAGAAGTAGTAGATACTTTTGTGGCAGAAGGTTTACAGAATGAAGAATTTGATCTTAGTAAAGAAGATATTATTGTTGATCAATCAAATTCCAGTACTAGTTTAATTTCTCCAGTATTAACAGTAAATGGTAATGAATATACATTAGTGAATACTTTTATTTGGCAGAATGGTACAGATACTGACGCTATTACTGATAGTTTGGGAAATGTAATAGGCGGAGGCGGAAGAGTTTATGATTTAAAAGAGAGAGATAGTGGAATACCTTATATCATGTTCGGTGATGGGGAATTCGGAAGAAAATTAGTGTCTGGGGATACTATTTCCATTACTTATAGAAATGGTGGAGGTTCTATTGGTAATATTAGTAAAGATACTCTAACTACTTTAGTTGATTCTAATATAATAGTTTCTTCTGTTACTAATAATGCTGATTTTTCTGGTGGTGCTGATGAACAATCTATTAATAGGCTTAGAGAGCTTATTCCTGCTAGCCTTAGAACTCTAGAACGAGCAGTGGCCGAACAAGACTATTCTGACATATTAAAAGCTAATTTTAATGAAGTATTTGACGCTAGTACGGAACAAAATAAAAAAGATCCAGGCGTAGATTTAAACGTGTATGTAATACCTAGTGGGTCTGGTATTGCTAGTATTACTGATAATGTAGTATTATACAATCAACTAGTAGATTTTCTTAATAGAAGAAAAATGGTTACTGTACAATACTCAATTCTTGATGCTTATGGAATAGATTTTATAATTGAATTAGAAATATTTGTGGGAAGTACTATTAGTAGGTCTACTACTGTTGAATCTATAAATACAGCGTTAAAATCCTTTTTTGATTTAGATACTGGCGGTAGTGACGGGTCTGGGATGGGATTTGCTAAACAAGTCCTATTAAAAGATATTATGGACGTTATAGAGGATGTAGATGGAATTACTAGATTCGAAATTAAAAAACTTACATATAGACCGAGAATAGCGGAAGATATTGTTAGTGACTTAACTTCATACCATAATTCTGATGTTACTATTTTTAATAATGTTAGTGAGTCTGAATGGCTTAATGTAGCTTCAGGAGCATTATCAGAGACTCCTAATGTAGTATTATTTAATAACAATTCTTCTCCTAGAGTAGCATTTTCATATAGTTCCGTTACTGGTGTTTTACAGTATGCTAACCCAGTAGATTTGGCTTTAGTAGCTCCTGGCGATTTCTTTAGAGATACGTCTGACGCCAATTGGCCGATATTGGGAGTAGATACTATTAATTATAATCTCACTTTGGACGACGGTTTGGGCGTAGATGATGCGGCTCCTACTACAGATGATCACGGCAGCATTAGAAACGGGTCAACGGAGTATGAAGCTTTTAAATGTTTTAAAAAAACAATATCTACAACTACTAATCTTGCTGTAAATAGTATTACTGATAATAATTTAGATTTAGCATTAATTAGCGGAACTTGCGTATCTCTTGATGATAATCTAGTGTTAGATAATAGTAAGGTACTCATTCAGGATGAATATGCAACTGGAGATTACTATTTTATAGATGCTGCTGATAATATATGGAGTATAGTTTCTAACGAGAGTAATACAATTACTACTGGACCTAATGCTATTAATGATAGTGCTATAATGGCTGTAGTAGCTGGAAATTACGATGTAGTCAAAAATCTCACTGGATATCAGGTAGTATTTAACGAAAATATATTTGATGTACAATATAATACAAAAGATACTTTATTTTCGGTTAGTGCTCAGTTTAGTCAGATAGGTACTATTGGTGATACTTTTGATATAGTTGAAGTTCAAGATAATATAGGAGTGCTTGGAGAAAGTTTAGATTTATTGTCCACCAGTATAGGTGGTTCTGGGGAAACTATAATTAAGTTAAATAGTTCTCCAAATCTTATAGGTATTAGTTCAGAATGGTCAGTAATTGACTCTAGTGGACAAATTTTTAACGTAGTAGGGGTGGATGACCGTCAGCAGCCATTAGAACTTTATTCGAGTTCTAATAAAAGTGCTAGTTTCCTTCTAGAAGGTAGTGGAGCCGGTAATCAAGTCGGTCAGGGATTTAAGGTTTCAGAAACTGGCGCTTATGCTGCTGTAAATTTATATTTGAGAAGAGAAGGTAATATTCAAGGTAGTTTAATTTTAAGAGTATTATCCGATAATGGTACTGGAGTTCCAGATTTAGGGTCAGTATTAGCTACTTCTGTTCCAGTTAATGTTATAAACGTAGCTACAGCTTCAAAAGGAATAGATAGTATAGCTGTGGATGGAACTGTATTTGATAAAGTTACATTCACATTTGCTGTTCCTCCAACACTTACTGCAGGATCTCCATATCATATAGCTTTAGAGGGTGATGGAACATATGATGGATTAGAAACTAGTAATATAGTAATAATGGCAGATCCGACAGTTAATTATACTTATAATTCTGGTACTGGAGTTATAACTTACGTCTCTACTGTAGACTTATCTACAGTGTTACCTGGACATTATTTTGAAGATGATGATGGGGATTTATTTCTTATAATCTCTGTAGATGATGCTGGGGATGAACTTGTAATTTCTGATAATGAAATAAACTTCACTGCCGGTAATAATAGTAGAATTATACAGAATGACAGAGTTCTAGTTGGAATAGATAATTCATCTCCGACATACCAATCTGCTGTCTTGTTTTCTAATTCAGGATTAGAGAGTTTTTCCTATGTTTCAGGTACTGGAGTAGTAACTTATGGCGGAGTTGTTGACTTATCGTCAGCAGAAGCAGGTAATTTTTTTAAAGATGGAGCAGGAAATATATTTAAAATTTTATCAGTTGATGATCCTAGTGATGAAGTTACATTAGATACGGGACTTACGATAAATAATACTGTAAATGACTCTAGTGATGGGTCTATTGTGGAAAGTGGCGGACTTACTAGTTATGATGGGTTTATTTGGACTTATGTATCTCCAGATTCTGATGCTGTATTTACTGTTGAAGGAACAAAAACTATAACTGTAGATTCTAACCTTACTCCTGAATTAGGTACTGGAGCTATAGTATCTAAAAGATATTATGACGATTCTAATGAAGTTTCATTTATATTAGGATTATCTGAAGGTGTCCCTACTTCTGCTTCTGATGCTAATGCTGCAGGTCAGGGTACTGTTAGTGGCGAACCGAACAGTTCTTTGGATACGTTTACTTTTAGAACTTCTAGAATAGCTGATGATGTAATTAATTTAAGATTAAATGAAGTTCCGCAAATATCAACTGACGATGTTAATATACTAATTTTTGGTGGGGTAGAATAGTGGCGTTGGTTAGAAACTTTACAGCTACAGCTTCAAATCCAGGTTCTATTAATTTAACTTGGGATCAACCTCTGGATTTTAATAATACTAATGATCATATATTGGTCCATAGGTCAATTTCTCATTTCCTTATGGAATTAGAGAATACAGCTTATCCTACTACTGTTAGTGATAATAGGGGAATTGAGATACTTAACTGGAAAACGGAAGCTCCAGTAGAGCCTGCTGATTCATCTTCTGCAGGAGAACTAAATGACTCTAGTAATAATATGCCTATTAATATGGGTGGAAGGTTACTTAGAGATTCTAGCAGTAATGTTTTTAAAATATCAGAAAGTAGTGTTAGCTCAATAAAATTAGTAGAAAATGAAACTCCTGCTATAGGTCCTTATGTAGTTTTAGCAGATTTCCCCTCAAGTATAAGAGAATCTACTGATTTTGAAAATGATATTAGAACTACTGCTGGTAATTTTTATATAAAAGATTTAGTTAGTGTTATTAATGGCACTATACAATTAATAAAATTTGAGACAGACGAATTAGCTAATCTTATATTTAAGGATGGAAATGATAATAGGTATATTGTAAAAAGTAATACTGAAGATACTGTTTATTTTTATGATAATAGTTCTACTCCAGATATTCCTGTTATTGGAGCTGGAATGTCCATACTTAATAGTTTTAATAATGTAGATACTATTATATCTTTTGTTGATAATTTTAAAATAGAGTCTGAAGCTACTACTAATCCTCCTTCTGGAAGTGGCCTTAGAGATAATGTATTTTATTATTATACAGCTTTTACTTACGATTTAAATTTAAACGTAGCTCAGGTAGAATCTGGAACTTATAAAAGTGAAGATTCTACTCAAGTATCTGCATTAAATATAGCAGATAAAGATTTTGGTAATACTATATATAATTACTGGCCTACTTTTTATAGAAGATTAGATGCTACTGGCGACTTATATGATTTAATGAAAGTATTTGGATTTCAATTTAATGAATTACATGCTCTGGTAGAAACTTATAGACTTCAAAATACCCATACTGTTTTTGTTTCAGCTTTAACTCCCCTTTCTGAGCAGACTGGACTTCCTTCTGTTGGGTATTCATTGGGAATAGACACATTAAGAAGAATAGCTAATGATCTTTTGTCTGCGTGGAAATTAAAGGGTACTAAAGAAGGAATAGCTTTATTTATTAAAATTATAACTACTTGGGATATTACTGATGGTACTGCTGATTTTGATGAAGCTATTAATGATGATGTTAAGAATATAGACGCATTACGTTGGTATTCTCCAACATTAGGAAGTACTAATACTAGATTAGTGCAGCCTGATCCATTTATAGAGGGCGGAAGATTTGCTACTACTCTTCCTGGGATTGTTATACCTGGATTTTTTACGTTTAAAGAATTTGTAATAAATATACCAAATGTTGCTCTTCATGTTGGGGAGAGTGAGAGTATTGTTTTATCTGGAGGTAATACAATACTAACAGACAGTACTGCTACTTTTGGTGCTGTTGATAGCTTGGTTGGCAATTTTTTGTTACCTAATCAGGCTGAAATTAACGATGTTTTTGAGATAATAGCAAATACTGCCACTACAATAACTGTTAGAGGAATAGTTAAGAACAGAACTGCTGGCGGAAATTATGTAGTATTATCTCCTCTTAATACTAATAGATTTATAGTTTTAAATAATTTGTTGTCTTTATATATCCCATTTAAAACAAAAGCAGGGTTTATATTTATATAATTTGTGTAAACCTGGAGGTGTGCCATTTTAAAGTTTAATACATTTAGAGCTAGTCGATATTTACGATCCAGATATGTAGAAGGTAAATATTTACTTGCCAGTGAAGCTACTGATATAGAATTACAAATGCTTGAGTATTTTCGAAAAAGTATTAAAAATACTATAGGAAATGCATTTGTTGGTGATGCTTTTAAAGCTGATATGCGGTCTTCTACTGAAGTTGTAGTAAAATACGGAGAAGCTTGGTACGAAGGGTTTCCTTTTGTTATTAAGTCACCAAAGGATCATTTAGTTTCAGGAAATGTGCTTACTTCTGGTATACTTCCTACTGCAGTTACTATTGTTGATGACCCTAATGGCGAAGGCAAATTAATTACTTTTAATGATGGTGGAACTACTCCAACTAATAATTATTCTATAGTTGTTAGTGCAGAAGAAGAAGTTATTACTAATGTAGAAGATCCATTTATTAAAAATGCTAATTTAACTGAATCCACAGCTCAGAAAGTTCGAGTAACATATAAGCTTAATGTTGTACCAACATCATCTATTGATGAAGCTCCTATACCTTATACTAATGATACTTCAGATCAAAATTTGGTAAATTTTGTAACTATTTCTCCAACTGGAAGTGGACCGGGGGATTTGATTAGTACTAATCCTCTATCAGGTTCAGAAGAAGTAGATGGTAGAAATGTAGAAATTGTATTGAGAAACGACCCAGGAGTTGGTGGAAGAGTACTCCCAAATTCTTCTTCAGATCAAGAAAGATTTCAAGGTGGTCGATTAGTTGATAGTGTCGGCAATTCATATTATATAACTGATATATTTAATGATGCTACTCCAACTAATATAGTATTACGATTAGATAAAGAAGTAGGACAGTTAGATCCAACAATAACTAATGGAACTACGTATCAAGTTTGGAAAAATGACATTCTGCATGCCGAAGGATCTACTGGTAATCCTATAGGTAAAATTTTTGTTAGTTCTGCTGATATTGACTGGAATAGTACAGACGAAATAGTTCATGCATCTAGAATATCTGATCTAAGAGAGACGACACAGTCACAAGTAGATTTTGAAAATCTTTTTAATCAAAAATTACAAACTATTGCAACTATGCCCGGTACTCTTAATTGGGATGCTACTCCAAATACAGAAGAATTACAATGGACTGCTGATTTTACTTTAGTAAATCCTTATGGAAATAATAATACTATATCAAATAATACAGTTGTTATTATAGACGGCGGAGCAATTGTATATGAACTTAATTCTTCAGGTGGTGCTATAGATAAGGGAAATCAAGTTTATAATATATCTAGTGGTGGAACTACTATTACGTTGAGCGGATCTCCTGATTTATCTGATATTAGAATTGGCAATGTTATAAGAGATTCCGCTAATACTATTACATATATTACTTCTATTGATAATGTTAATGATACTTTAACTGTAAATGACGCCCTAGTTAATGGCTCTACTACAGTGTATAAAGATTCTTTTTCTGATATTTCTGCTCCTTTTAATGAAAATTCTTACGTTTTATTTGTTAGAAGAGATGCCGGAATATGGAGTGATTATGCTGCAGCTTTAGGATCAATACAAGGTTTAAGTGCGGACGATGATGTAGTTTTTGATGATAGTACTAATATACTACATTTTAATGCTGATGGAATTCCTAATACTATGACCCTGCAAGCTGAGAAATTAAGAGTTGGAGTTGATCCAAATCCCCCTATTTTATCAAAAGCTTCTGATCTGCGATTTTTGCTAACTAATGAGTTACAATTTTTGGATCTTAATGGTCCAATATTGAGTAGAAGCGCAAATAATCGGCTAAATGTAAGTGATCAACTTCAATTAGCCGGTGGTGTTCTATTATCAAATTCTGCAAGTGGAAACTATTTAAGTATAGGATCTGGCGGTATTGAATTTACTGCTGGCGGCCCCACTATATCTAATTCTAGTGGGACTTTGCTAACTTCTGGTGCACTTGCAGTAATGAATGCTGATAATACACTGACACGTATAACAGGAGCAAATACGAGTGGATTTAATCCTGGTATTGCAGTGCAAACTTCAAAAGCAATCACACTACGTAGCTGGACGAGTTTAGATTCAGGTGGAGCCAATATATTATCTATAAACGGTAAAAACGCAGTCGTTGGAAATGAAGGTTCAGATAATAATATCAAAGTAATTCGTGGGATTGTTCAGATAGTTATGTCCGGTACTCCAGGAGATTTTACTACAATTACTAAAGCATACGGAGATGGTTTTATAATTGATAATACTACAGCAACTAGTTTTCGAATAAACTACGATCAAAATTTTAAAACCTACGCTACTGTAACTCTGACTGCAGACAGGAATGGAATTGGTAACTGGTATGTACCTTACTTAGATGGTGTAGATCATTCAGCTTGCATAGTTAAAGTATATCAGAATTCTCTAACTACTGGTACATTCTTTATTCACTTTACGGCTGTAGGACCAAGAGCTGACACTGATTTTACAGCATAAACGTATTTAATAAATAAAAAGTTTTATATCATAAATATTGTTGAAGGAAGAAAAAATGGCAAAGATTTTTCATAGATTTTATAATAACCCTGATATAGGTAAATTTAATAATAGGCCGGCTGTCCTTGTTTGGGATAACACGTCAGTTAGTTTACCTTCAGGTAGTACAATTACAATTGACGGTGCTTCTATAACTAGAGGCACTAGAGTTATTTTTACTAATTTAAGTGATACTAGTTTAAATAATAGAGTATATGAACTTGTAGTAGTTGATAATTCTCTGCATTGGCTAGTGCAGAAAGACCTTCAAAGGTTTAATTCCGAGCCGATGGATGGGGATGTAATTTACATATTACAAGGGACGGACAATGCTCAAAAACTACTTGCCTATTCCTCTGAATCAAGTACCTGGGAAGTCCAGAGGGTCGATCTGGATTGGAGCGATGATATTGGACGAGACGGAGACAGACCTCCGAGAGCTAATATTTCTTGGGGTAGTTATAAGATAACTAATTTAGCTGACGGAGCTAATCTTGCCGACGCTGTAAATTTTGATCAATTATCCTCAGTATCCTCTAGTGCCATTCTGAGGGATAATACTCAGCCTCCTACTACAGACATTAGTTGGGATTCTAATAAGTTAACAGATTTAGATGACGGTACAGATCCTAATGATGCTATTAATAAAAGTCAACTAACTAGCCATGAGTCTGACACTACTGCTATTCATGGAATAGTAGATACCTCTGATTTGGCATTACAATCTGGAGCATTATCACAATTTAGTAGTAGATTACATAGCGATTTAACTGATATAGGAACAAATGCTCATTCTCAAATTGACAGTCACATATCTGATAGTTCTATTCATTATTCTGAATCTAGTATAAGCCATTTAAATATTCAAGATATCGGAAGTAATAGTCATACTGCTATTGATAGTCATATTTTGGCCTCAACATCTGTTCATGGTATAGTTGATACTAGTGATCTAACATTAAAATCTAACTATTTAACAAGAACTTTAAATGTCAGTAAGGGTGGAAATGATTCTAATTCTGGATCATCTTTAGATCCATTTTTAACTATAGGAGCTGCTATAACCGCAGCTAAATCATTATCTCCACTTCCTAGTTATACTAATCCAGTGAATATTATAGTCAGTCCTGGGGAATATTCAGAACAAGTTTTACTAGACTATCATGGAATTAATCTTTATGGTTTTGGTCAAGGGGTCACTAGAATACAATACGCAGGAACTGCTTTAAGAATAGAAGACAATAGTACTGATCCAGAACCTTGGGACCTTAAGGTTGTTGGTGTATCTATTAACTCTTCAACTTCTGATTATTCAGTAACAATTACTGGAATTGCTGGTTCTAGTTTAGGTGGAAATGAGTTGCAATTCAAGGATTGTAGATTTGAAGGCTCAAACTCTATCCATGCTAATATAGTAAATTATATTGATTATCAAAATACATATATAATGGGTAGTCAATTATATGAACAAGTTTCTGGTATTTACTGTGAAGATAGTGAATCTTCTGGTTCTATAACCGTTGATTGGGATAATGCTGGAACTAAACCTTCTAGTACTAGTCATTATGGAATTAATTTTGTTAGACATTTACCTAGAGGATCAATAACTCTTCTTAATAGTGGTTTAGTTGGTGAAGATGTCAGACCAAGACCTTATGCTCTACTTCCTAAAGCAGAAGTTGCAGATATTGGTAAAATATTGAAAGTTACTGGAGCAGAAACTGCTGAATGGTCTGCAACTTCTGCTGTAGTAACTAGTTTTAATACTAGAACTGGAGCCGTAACTTCATCTTCTAATGATTATACTTGGGCACAAATTGATAAAACAGTTTCAGATTTAGCTGACTTAACTACTAAATCTCATACCTCTTTAACTGATAAAGGTACTAATACTCATGCTACTATAGATAGTCATTTAAGTTCTACCTCTAATCCTCATACAGTTACTGCTGCTCAAGCTAGTGCCATAGCTTTAGGTGGTACTACTACGCCTACTGCCGATATTCCTTTAGGCAATTTTGATTTATATGATTTAACTGAAGTTCGATCTTGGACTGCTATAGCTGCTGCTACTGCTGTTAATGGATCTTTGTTTATAGATACTGCCGATGATGAAATTAAATGGAAAGATACTTCTGGTACAGTACACAATTTAGTTGGTGGCGGCGGAGTTGAGGCTGATCCTCTTTCTTTTCATCTTAATGCTGACAATTTTCAAGATTTTACTCCTATAGTTGGTGACGATGCTACTTATGATATAGGTTCTTCTTCAGCTCGTTGGAAAGATGCTTACTTTTCTGGTTCAGTAAATGTTGGAGCTACTACCACAATAGCTGACGGATCTATTTCTCAATCAGGAGCTAATCCATTATTATTTAATATCAATAGTAGTGAAGTTGCGAGATTTGGTAGTTCTGGTAATTTTAAACTTAATGATACTGATATTCTGTGGACCACTGATGGTGGTGGAGATATTGGTGCAGCAAGTGATACTCGGCCAAATAATGTCTACGCTAAAACTAGTATGCAGATCGCTGCACAGAACTTTACTGATTCTGATATCGCAAACTACAATACCGCCTATGGATGGGGCGATCATGCTGGTTTATATGAGCCGATCAATGCTAATATTCAAACACATATATCCTCAACTTCTAATCCCCATAGCGTTTCAGCTTCTCAGGTAGGTAATGGAACCGCACAATGGAATGCAGATAAACTACGGGGTATTTCCATTACGGCTCCTGTGTCGGGAGATGATGCCGAATTTCTACGATACAATTATAATGGAGGTGCTCCAACACTCACCTGGGAAGCAGCAGGCGGTGGTGGTGATCTGTGGTCAGATGCAGTTACCTCGGATATACTTCCAACAGGGAATGATGCTACATATGATCTTGGCAGTCCTGGAGCTAGGTTTAAAGATGCATTTCTATCCAATGAGTTAGCTACACCTGCGGTTCGGGGTAGTACGGCCTCCGCTGGAAGTCTTCTATTAGAATCAACTTCCAATGCTACGAAAGGCTATGTTGAGGTTTCAGACGGCTCTATGATACTGGTGGGTCCCGATGCAAAGTCTTATGCAAATATGCTGACAACTCTTTATGGAGCACCTATCCCCTCCTTAGCACAAGGAATATTTGCTTCCGGAAGTGGTGCCGTCTATCCCGCATGCGTCATGCTTAGTACTTTTAATAATTCTTCTCAATATAATTTTTTGAGCTTTATACGTGGTGGAGGCACTGTAGGATCTCCAAGCAATATTTCCTCAGGAGAATCTCTTGGTGAAACAAATTGGAACGTTCAAATTGATGCTGTCAATCCACCCAAAGTGGTGGGTAAGCTTGTCTGTATAACCAAAGAAAATACTGGCACCGGTTACGCAAATAAAATTAGATTGACGTGTTCTGATAGTGCTGGACTCGAAACTTATATTTTTGAAGGTGATGCAGCAGAATTTAAATCTTATCAGAATCTGACTTTTGACAGTGCATGTAATATAGGTAACGCTTCAGCGGACCGCCCAGTCAATGTATATGCCTCATCATCTTTTGATGTTGATGGCAAAACTACTATAACCTCAGAATATATGGATATGCAGGAGTGGGGTAGCCCTAGTGATCCAGCAGCCAATAAAGGTCGTCTCTATGTAGCGGATGATGGTGGAACAACAAAATTATATTTTCGAGATAACGGCTCTAATATTACAGATCTAACAGCTGATAACGATGAGGCTATATGGAATGCGGATGAACTTCAGGGAAATCCGATTTCTAATGTTTCCTTGGGTGCCGGACAAGATGGGTATTTACTTTCTTGGGTTAATGCTTCTAATGAGGCCCAGTGGACTGCTCCAGCGGTTTGGGGCGATGTATCCTCCTCTGCAGTTGTTGCAGATAACAGAATCGTTCGAGGAGATGGTGGGTCAAAGAATGTCCAAGATAGTGCTCTCAGCCTTGCAGATACAACCGGAGACTTAGTTAATACAGATACTACATCTGCTTGGAGTATATCTAAAGCTTCAGTAAGTTCTGGGGCTGGAAATGATATAACAATTCAGGCAGGAAACACAACAGATACGGCTGCAGTCTTGGGAGGGAATCTTAATCTTAAGTCAGGGACGACGGGGTATGCAGGGGCACTAGCCTCTAGTAGCGTAAATATATATGCTGCTACAACTAGTGGGTTGAGTCGTCTTATGATGTCCTGTCGTGGATATGATATTATATCAGGTGCAAATTCGACTACTACTACCTTTTATGATGGAGGATCTACTACAAAAGGGTTGACAATAAAGCAAATAGCGAATGCCCCTGAAATAGGGTATCGATCGGGCACTACTTTCACTAGCAATTTTACAATAGGGCCAGGTTACACATTAGCTAGCCAAACTATTTATGGCGGCGGTTCTATAGATATAGGTGGTGCTAATTTATATGCTTTTAGAAATGCCTATTTTGAAGGGGCATATTATGCTGGAGCTGATAACTGCCCTGATGGGGACCGATTAGAAATATCAAATCAATCCATCAAGCAAGACGATACAGTTTTAAATGCCGCTGGTAAGAAGTTAACTATTGAAGCTGGTGATGCAGAGGGTACTGATACCAATAACTACGATGGTGGTGACATTGATATAACTCCAGGTGCTGCAGCAAATTCAGGCACTGATGGTAATGTTAATATTACCAGAGGTAATATTGAAATGGCAGGAACGCAAGTTTTAACGACACAACAGGCTGCGGTTGCAAGTGTAGCAACAGCGGATGCGGATGCAACCTACGGCACAGAGGAAAGAGATCTAATTAATGAACTTAAGGCTCAAGTTAATGACTTACTTGGGAAACTAAGAGCACATGGTATTATTGCAACATAATAGGAGAATATAATGGCAAAAACAATAAAAGAGTGTAGAGTAGAACTTAGAGTCATTGATAATGTAGTAAAGGCGTATTACTTCGGAGATGTGGGATCATCTGACGATGCATCTTTGAGTAAAAAGTGCTTCAATGAAATAACACTAGCAGAAGCACAAACGAAAGCGGACGATTTAATGGCTTTAGCTGAAGCTGCGATGAACTCAGATGAAGATATTTCTTAAACTAATAAATCACGAAAGCATATTATAAATGGGGCGTAATAAGTCTAAGAAAAGTAAGAAGAAAAAACCTAAGAAGAAAAAAGTTATGATTCACAAACCTCTCGTAAAAGGTCAAAACAAAAAGAAGAAGAAGAAAAAGAAATAATATATGTTACATGCGAAAAATAATTCAAAGCGGCTAAAAGACGAATTACGGGAACTTAGACATCATAATAAACCTCTACTAAAGCTTGTATTAGACCTATATAAATGGGTAGATAAAGAGCTTAGTAAAGATGTTATTCTTACTATGATTTTTAGAACCCCAAAAGAACAAGATTATCTGTATAGAAATTCTGGAAGATATAAGAATAAACCTTTTAAATCTCCACACCAGTTTTGGCATGGATTAGATATTAGAAGTAGAGTTTATACAGACGATGAGAGGAGTAGAATTACTACATATTTAAATAATAAGTATGATAGTTCTAACTACTATAAATGGACTGCCAAAGTTCATAAAGTTGGAAATGGAGCGTTCCATTTTCACATTCAATATTATAAAAAATAGACCCTTTATTTGATTTGCGGCCTTTTCGGAGGAATCACCGTTAGTTTAAATAATTTGTCAAAAAAGGAGTGTATATTATGGCAATTGGAACAGGAAAAGTTTGTAAGAACAAACCTTGTGAGTCTTTAAAGACTTCAAGCCCAGCAAAAGTATATCAATCGAGAGCCTCTAAACCTAGTGCTGTTGAAGCTATATCTACTATTGATGCAATTGATGCAGCTACTACTATGGCCCTCTGCAACGAGCTTAAAGCAAAAATGAATGAACTTTTGGAAGCTCTTAAAAAATAAGGTTTAGCTTCTTCGGAGGCTAACGTGGACCCCAACCCTGTTAACTCCTCGGACAGGGTGGGGTTCATTCTTTTTCAAAGTGATAAAAACGAATAATATTTCTATTACAGCTTTTACAGGCTAAAATAGTACTAAAACCTCTAAAATGCTCTGTATTGGCTTGAGATCGACTTGTAGGTAGTTGGTAATAGGTTGGTAGCTAAAAGGCCCTTAGAAGCCAATCTGAGGACTCTCCACGCACAAATGAGGGCTATAATCAACTTTAGTCATCATACAACACCTCTTCAAAATCCACATCCATTCCCGTCTTAAACATCTTATCTATTTTCATATTCAAACAACGACCACATATTTTTCTTTCTATAGCACTAAACTTAAATCCTAAAGATAGCTGTTTAATTTCTTTACAAGAATCGCACACCCCTTCTTTTTCTCCATAAATAATAATATCTGTACTATCTGTATGAATAGTTAAATTTCCTGGTTCAGTAGTTCCAATACTAGTATTATTATTAAGAGAATTATTAAAACTAGCTGTAGTTGACCTAATTTTCTTCTTTTTCGCCATATAGTACATCTTCTATATCTACTGATTCTTCTATTCCAAATTGTTTATCTAGTTGTTTTATATAACATTTATGACATACGTGTTTGGCTATTTTTCTGTAGCCGTATGAAGCGGCTACTTTATGGTCTGGAACAGTTTCTTTACACTTCGTACATATTTTGTCTTCTGGACCTGTTAGAGATTCTCCTTCATAATCTGGAGATTGGTAGACATTTTCTGTTCTAGGCATGTTCGAACACGTCGTTAATCCTCCAGTACCGTCAGTAGTGTAAACTAATATTGTGCCGTCGTCGTCGCAGGTCATATATTGGTAATTATTGCCGTTAGGAGTAGACGTAACAGTAATACTATTTCCAGTAGTTGTACTAGAACCGGTGGCTATCCAGTGCCCGTATTTATCACCATTGGACATTTTTCGGCTCCTTTTTATCTATTCTTTGTTGCAGATATAGAGGGCAATCTACTTTTTCCGAAGTTTTATCTATAATATCAGCATTAATTACTATCGGAAGTTCTATTCTTTCCTTATTATAAAACCACATCAAATACTTATCTATATCTTTATTATAATCTACTACCCAAAATGTATATATGTTTTGATTCTTACCTAAAGTCGCTATACAGTCGTTAGGTTCAAAACTATTTTTAGGGTGGAAATGGAACCACACTGTAACTGCTAAAAGTACTACTAGTACTGCTAATAATATTTTTTCTGATTTCTTCATTCTAACGGTCCTCCAAATATATTCACTAATTCTACATCTATATCTATTTCAGCAGCTAGAGCAGCATCTATATAACTAGGATATATATGTATTCTACAAAACTCTACTATTTCTATATTATTTGTTTCTAAAGCTTCTCTGAGGATTAATTCGTAATTATCAGCCTCGTAAGCAGCGATAGCCATTGCCATATCATTATGCATCATATGACCTCCATTTCTATTAATTCTACTTCATATTCTTTACCAGCTCCCCACAAGTTCTCTCCCAATCGTTTCCATTTTAATTTTTTATTCTTACCTACAGATAGTTCTTTTCTAATTAATTTTACAGTTTCTGCTACAGCAGTATCTTCATCCCTACATATACATTTTATGTCTTCCCAACCTATTTTACTACAACTATCCTCAAACCTATGCACTACTACCCAAACTGTCATATTATTCCTCATAACCTATTGCTTTTAGGGCTGCCAAGCATATAGCATGAGGTGCAGATTTTCCGAAAGCCTCAAACTTACCTTGTTCTTCAAACACACATCTGTATAAAGTTGAGTGACCAGCAAGCCTTACACTGTAATATCCAGGATGTTCTCCTAGTTTATCAACAATTTCCCAAGCAGCTTCTATTGACGAAGAATAAAATTTTATATCTTCATCCCGATAACGGAAAGATGATTTTTGAATCCTGTGCGCTTGATCTTTACAAGTACAACAATAAGATGGTTCCAATTCCTCTGAATCTCTAAATACTGGTATCATCTTAACTTGGCAACCAAATATTTTTTGAGCAATTAGTCTATCAAGCTTTCTGCCAGGAGGCGGCATGTCATTTTTCATAAATATACCTATTTCTTTTTTACTTTACCTTTTGCTTTTTTGGAGTTTTTAACGTTACCATTTTTAGTATTTTTATTACAATTACCAAGTCCTCTACCAGTTTTTGGTCCTTTTCCATTTGGCCCTGTTCCATCAAATCTAGGCATTATTATTCTCCCTTTTGTAGTTATTTATGGTACTAGTAATCTTCTAACAATTTCAAGTATTAATAGTCCTGTTCCGAAAAAGCAGGTTATACCTAAAGTGAATACTATTACGTTTTTCACTTAATATACATCTCCATTTTCGTCTATTTTATTTTTCTCATAAGGAACTGCCGCTCTTCTGTAAAATTCCTGCTTAGCGCACTCCAACACCCCTACCATTTCATTATAATTAAAATATGTAGGTTTCTGAGGCATGGAGTTTAGAACTAATTTGGTTATTACGTAGTTTAAGTTTCCAGGCATTCCTCCTATTTGGTCTGATAGGGCATTGATTAAACCCTTCATTTCGTCACGTTTATTTTTTTTGATGTATGGCATTTTTTCTCCTTTTTTCACACCACCTCTTTACTATCTTTCCAGTATAAATAGCAGTAGATACTGAAGTTCCGCTAATAATTGTACTTTTATAATTTAAACCAAAAGAATTAGCAGTACCAATTTCCCACACTATCCAATCAGCGTAGCTACTATATGAAGCTCTTTTCTTCGTTTTTGGGTCCAAAGCACCTACAACCCTAAGTCCGTCAATCCTATAGCTGGCGGGGTAATATGGATTTTTATCTAAATCTTGATTATTGTTTCCAGCAGCGGCTATAAATAGTCTTCCTCTTTTTTTTAGGAATTTTGATATCCACTCTTTTTCAGATTTATAAGGCGATCTACCTCCGCCTGACAAATTTATGATATCAATATCTAACATATTAGCATGTTCTAAACAATCTACCAATCTTTCTATATTATTAATATAGTATTTTACTCCGTAGAATTTACACGGGTAAAGTTCCACTTCTTCGCAAGCGTCCTTCAGTATAAACCAAGAAATACTAGTACCATGTCCGTTTTCGTCTTGATGAAATTCGTAATCCTTTGGTATATGTTTCATTATATATGTGTTTTTCTTATCTGCTCCGGTATCAAGCACCATAACTTTAAGTTTATCTTTAGCAGTAGCTGAAAAACATATTAATAATACTATTAGTAGTCTTTTAATAAGAACCTCTCCGTAATTCTATAAGTGGTACGAGTTCTCCAAACTCCATAGATTCGAACCCTTCTATCTTTACTCCAAATACAGCTTCTAATCGTTCTTCTATTTCTAGTAATTCTTCTTTATATTCATCATCATCTCTTGCCCAACAAAAATCATTAATACAGCTCATATCACTTATAAAAGCTTCTGGATGTTGTAGCACATCATCTAATAATCTATTCACTATTTCTGGATACATATCAATAATATGGTCAGTTGCGAAGGTTACATTACCTTCCTTAGCAGCTTTTCTAACTTTTTTTGTAATATCATCTAAATTATCTTTTTTATTATCAGACATTTAATGGTCCTTTTATATTTCTTCTGTCTAACATAAGGTCTATATTTTTATATAAATCTCCTATAGTACCTCTGTTATTTAATATAATATTGTGTTTGGTGCTAGCTAAATCAAACTCGCTCGGGTCTTTAGAATCAACGGTATCAAATCTATCTATTCTAACAGTTACTAAAGCCGATCCAAAATAAGCTTTGAGTTGAGACATTTCACTTTTATACCTCATATCAGAAATAACGTGAATTTTATCTTTACTGAAAGCTATTTTATCAATTACTGAAGATACCCAATGTTTTGAATTTACCGACCTTTTTACTGATCCTTCTAGAATTGCGAGTGCCCTAGGAGTCCAAAATAATTCTTTTTTGTGTAGTTTAGTTCTATCCTCTGGAACATTTCCGTTTCTTTCTCTAAATTCTTTAAACATAAATCCAGATATCATCATAGAAAACTCATCTTTTGGGTCTACTGGATATTGAGTTAATGGAGTTTCTTTTTTTGTTGGGTCATCCAAATATGTCCTATGAAATTTATATGTTTCCGAAACCATATCTTTTAGTGGTCCAGCAAAAGAATGCTTCATCATCCCGTAATTTTTTACTAAATAATCTGCTACAGTATCTTTTCCTGAAAACTTAAATCCTGATAGTGCAAATATTTTCATTACTTACACTCCACTTTCTTGTGTGAACTGTCCATATAACTAAAAGTAGTGTAACCAGCAAACCCAACATCATGATTTCTCCATTTTTTTGGATACCACCACACTAATCTGTAATGATGTTTTCCAATCTCTTTAATTTTATATCCAGTATCAAAGTCTGGTACGTCCCAAGATTCTCGTGGTTCGTGTACTTTTTTTATACAATCTCCAACCTCAAATCTAGGATTTAAATTAAAAATATCAAATGTACCACTACAACTTGTTAAAAATAGTGATATAATAAATAAATATTTCATCCTAGAATATCCTTTCCATCGCAAATATGACACAAAGCTACTTCTTTAGCTATTTCCCATCCATCGCTATATACTTTACGTCTACTTCCTTTCTTGTCTTTTATTTCATTAACATACTCTTTATTTCTCTTTTTTGATACCCTTTTTATAACTTTAACGCTAGGTCCAACTATAGTATTGCATATATCACATCTATACATATTACCACTCCAATTTTTTAATAGTTTTTCTAATTCTTTTTAGTAATTCTGTACTTTCTAAATTAAACTCATCATACCACATAATAGGTTCATTAGGAAGACCATTTCTATCTTCTAATACTACTCCTATGTTTCTCATCAATTGACCAAATCTAATATCTTCATTAAATGGACTTTCGATCTCTTTTTCAATAATTTTTACTATTTTTCTATTTGCTTCTTTTCTTGTCATGCTTATCCCTACATGTAGTATACCAAGTGAATAATATTTCTATACACGTTTCTCTTATAAATTCAGATGTGTGTATTTGTTCTTTTACTGGTTCTTTTATATATATGTCCAGTAAATCTCTGACTCCCTCATAATCTTTACTTAGCTTATAAATTATTTTCTTCTCAAGTAGTGTAATATCACCCTGCTCATGCATAAAATCCGCTATTTCATAATATCTCATATTATTTCCATGAAATGATTAAATCTTTGTAGCTATAGTCTTCTAATTCTCGTTTCTTCTTTCTTTCTATTTTAACGTCATATCCAGAATTTTTTAGTCTCTTTTTTATTTCGTTAATTATAAAATTAGGATAGTACCAACCCCATACCCCATTTTTGTCTCTAATTCCATATTGTTTAATACAACTTACAGTACACGTCAATTTACCTTCAGAGGCAGCTTTGTCCACTGATTTATCTATCTTTTCCATCAATTCTACTACTTCGTCCACGAAATTGACCTTTTGTTGTAATTTTGTATCCTTGGCCTTACTTCTTGCTTGAGCTGCGGTTAACAAAGTAACTCCTAGTTAAAATTTAAACTAACTGCCGTTTAATATCTCATATTTTTTGGAGGAGGATTTCTATCTAATTTCATGAAATACTCTTCTCCAAATAATGCTGACATATAAATTATAACATAACTTTCTGTCCAGGCAGTAAATTTTCCTATTGTAATTTCTTCAGAAAATCTACCCTGCGTTAATTTATAATCGACATATTCGAGTTCTTCGTCTAAACAAAGCTCATCTAATCTTTCTCTTATTGTCATTAATCGACCTTCTTCGTCGTTCATTAAGCATGGAGTGTCTAAATCTGACTCTTTTATGTTTCCGTACATTGTATGTCCTTTATTCCCAGAAGCTTTCAATATCTTTACTAGATTTGTTTTTTGATTCTTCTTTTAATTGTTTACGTTTAGTTTTTAGAATATTTAAGGCCTCATTAATACTCTCTCTTTCTCCCTTTAGCATATCTCTTTCTTTGGAGGCCGCATTGATCTCTCTCTTGAGGTCTTTAGCTTCTTGCTCCGTCTTCACTAGCTTAGCCTTAGCCTTGAATGATACTATTTCCCTATTTTTTTTGTCTAGGATATATATAAGTATAGAAAATATTACGGAAAAAATCAAGACAATTTTTCCACCCATACTACTAAAAAACTTTTTTACTTTATCCATAAATGCTCCAATGTCTATTTTTCGTTCTTTTCTCTACGAACCCGAACACCTTTTGGGCTAACTCGGATTTCTTCATAGTAAACTTTTCCAGCTTTGATTATATTTTTGATAGTCTTCTGCCTTTTCGACAGTTTACTTTTTCCAGTTTTGACTTCTAAAAATATTATTTCAGCTTGATCTAAATCATATACTAAAAAATCTATCGGATTTCCTTGAAAATGCATCGACTTAGGATCATATTTACATTGTGATAGAAATGGTATTAGATGCTCTGCTACTTGTCCTATTCTGATTTCACTTGACTTTTTCTGAGAAATTACTGTAGAATTCTTAACTTGCTCTTCTTCCAATAATTTTTTAAGATTGTCAACTTCTTTTTGTACTGTCTCACGTTTAGCTTCAGCTACTACATATGCTATAAAAAATACTCCTATTAATACTCCCAGTGTCAAGAATCTAAAAGTAGTTGCGTCCATTAATTACCTCGCTACATTTTTAATAATGAAAGAT